CCAGTTTGTTTCTTCGCCTGTTCTTCTTCCTTGTCTGACTCTCTGGAGTCTTTGTCATCCTCGTTTTCTTCCGGTACCTGAAGGCTCTCAGGACTTTTCGGGGAGGACCTACTCTTTTTCTCCTGCTTCTTCTTACTGTATTCATAGTTACCTCTCTTTATTAAATCGCTTCTGAGAAGGGATATTAAAAATGCTTTGAAGGTGGTATCTCAAGAAGTCCGCATATCCTTGTATCGTACTTGAGATACACCTGGCCGTATGCTCCAGATAACCTATCCTTCAGAATCATAAGGATTAAGCTGTTCCTTATGATAGGATCTGGGTTCATTGAGTCCCTGACCAGGCCCCATATATCGGTAGAGAAACGCCATTGCCCTCTTGATCCTGCAAACTGCGAGGGTTTGACTATACCGCCTTCGCTGTGGTCCTTACCCTTCTCTGGGTTATTCAAATGGTTTACGTGAAATATTGTGCAACCCCATTCGTGGATTAATCTTGCCATATGCATCATAGCTGAATTGATGAATTGATTCCCATCTCCACTACTTAGGTGTGCATGTAATGCGGATAGAGGGTCTATCCAGTGGACCTTTACTCCCTCGAACGACATATACCTCATACACTCTACTATATCTGACCAATCCTTATAGCCTGCATGGTCGTAGTAAAACACCCTACCAGCAAGAGAATCCAGGACTCTCTCCAGCTCAGCAGGATTGTAGGTAACTCCAGGAAGGTGAATCGGAGTACCCATTATATGACCTGCGAGTCTCCGCAGGGAAGAAGCTGGGTGTTCCTCAAGAGAGAATATGCCTTGCTTAAGGCCATGCTTGTATACCAAATATTGCTGCAAGCACTGGGTAAACACTGTCTTCCCTGCTCCTGGACCCCCACCTATCCCTATCAATCTCCTTGGCGTAAGGCCGTATGTATGTTTTGTCAAGGTTGGGTATGGGTAGGGTATTCCATGCTCAACCGGCTTCAATACCATATCCCTTATAGAAGGGATACTTGTGTCAACTATGTACGAGGGTTTGTACTGCTGTGCCCTTCTAAAACACTGAAGGTACTCATCGACCCTGTGGTTCCTCAGCATAAGCTCTGAGTCTTTCTCGGGCAACCTCATAATCTTGATATGGGGTATGAGCTTAGCTATCTCAGGGACAACTCTCTCACCTGCATCATCAGTATCAGGCACATAAATAAGGTTACGTGCTTTACTAAGGATCTCCTTATTGTCCCGAAGGACCTTCAGATTATTACCGTTTGGGAGGGATAGTGACCTAAGCAATCGGATATTCTTCATTACCGAAAGCATAAAGAATCCCGCCATTGAATCGATTTGGCCTTCATGTATAAGAATATGATCCGGCCAAACATTGATCGTGCTTGTCCCAAACAACTCAAGGAACTCAGGAAGCTCCTCGTTCTTATGTAGATTGTAAAATTCTTTAGGTAACAACCGGACCTTATACGTAACTATCCGACCGTATGATGTTATAGGGTAGAAGTGTCTTACTTGTTCTCCTGTACACTGGTCGTACTCTACCTTGCACATGTAACGGTTAACCACATCTACGGGTATATCGCGTATAGGCCCTGCACTCATCTTGAGAACGTCAGTTACTGTCAATCGCTTCTGAGAAGGGAAAGTCAAGTTGTTCTCGAATTTTTGCATGAAGCTTTTATTCGAGCTTGACTTTTCAATCAAGGGATTCTCTTTGAGATCTTCAAAATAAGGAGGATGTAATATGCCATTCCTGGCACATGCCCACCTGTTACCTTCCCTCATGATAAACAGGTGATCTCCATCCTTATCTCGCCCCATATCTCTACATCGGGGACAAGGTCTATTGCGCATACTATCACCATTTTGCTTCTTGAAACTTTGTTTCTGAGAACGAGTAGCTTAGTCCTACTGTAGTAGCAAAAGACATAGCTGTATCCACATGCTTATCCTCGCTCAATTTGTTGACGTACACTATACGGTAGGCACTTTCTGCCGGAAGACCACTGGTGTACAACCTGCACATAGCTTTTAAGCCTCTCATAGATATCGTCAAAGGTAGATCCCCATTCTTCAGGGCCTTCCTCACAAAGTTTGCTACCTTTACAAATGCATCCAAAGATTCATAAGGTATGGTTGGGAACAAGTCAGCGAGTATACGTATCTCAACTTCAGGAGCCAGGTAATCCACATCAATAGTAAGCTCGAACCTGTCAAGCATACTGGTATCCTGGATCTGAGTAGCAGCGTACGCCACCTTTTGATCTCCAAGACCTTTAACGTTATCCGTAGCTACTATCCGAGCCATGGGGTGCGGTATAACAACCTTCTCCGATAAAGCTCCTGGCTTCTCGTAGAGAATTAGGTGGCCGTCTTCCTCGTATACCGTGTGAAACCCCATCTGGGTTTCTGCGGTTATTTTGAAGATTTCGTCTATCGCTATTACATACCCCTCTCTGAGAGCTATAGGTAGCAAGCCCTCATCGAACTGGGTACCTTCAGAGCTGGCCCATAAGAAGCCCAGGAAAGAACTCTCATCCATGTTCGCCTTACCTTGCAGACGAATGTAAGGCTGGTATATCAAGGCACAAAACTGTTGTAAGGATGAAGTCTTACCTGTACCTGAGTAGCCTGACAGGAGAGCTTTAAGGTTATGCCTATGAGCAAGAAAGATAACCTCAAGGACATCTGGATTCCAGGCGAAGTATTCCTTCACATCAGGGACATCATTCCTTGCCTCCTCAGAGAAAGGATAGTCAGGGCTATATGGATCGAATGCAGTAATCAGATGATCCACTCCGGACTTCGGCAGCTTACCTCCGGTCACATCACTGAGCCAGAATTGGCAGGGTTTTATCGGAGAGCTTGGAGGAATAAGCTTCGCTCTCTTTTCAGATACCCACCTATCCCTTGCCATATTCTCAACGTAACTGCGGTTATTACCCTGGCCTGTGTTGCTGGTATTGACAGGCTCAAACTCCCCATCTTGGAAAGGGCTTGGGGAGTTAGGAGGATTACCTTGCTGTGTTGGGGTTCCTCCGGTCCCATTCGCTTTGTTCATTATCATATTAACGATACCTTCTCCAACAACTTCAGGGCTTACAGGGTTTTTGTTACTTCCAGTAGGAGAAGATGCCGTTCCAGATTTACCTTTCTCCTTGGCTGCATTCAAGGCCTTCCGCTCTTGCTCTGAAGTACCTACACCTACACCAGCAGTTGATTTTTTCTTACCTCCTTTCTTTGTGTTAGGTTGCTGCTCTGGTCCTGAAGATCCCATGGAAGGGTCATTACTAGGCTCGAACATATCTTCGGAGAAGATCATGCTCCCTCCTCCTTCGGGAAAGAATACCTCCCATCCGTCCTTAGAGCGTGTAGCTCTGTACAGTACGCCTTTCTCGAAGTTAAACATAGATAACTTAACTGTACCGAGAAAGACTTTCTTATCCTGTTGTTGCGACATTTCGATCTCCTCTTACTTTAGTAGGTTACTCTCAAGGGTTTCCAGTACAGCTCCTTCAAGCTGCTCCATCTGGTTTATAACCCTGTAGTCCTTATAAAAATCCTTTACGTAATGAGACTTAATACCTATAACCGCCAAATGAATAGACGTGTACTTGTATATGTCACTCACTACTTGCTTCAGGTAGAAAGACCCTGACCCCAGGAAGGTACCATAGGGCCTACCATCTGATAATATGATAATAAGCTTGTTCTTCTCCGGCCTGAGTACCAACCTTTCAGCCGCGAACAATAAGCTCTCACCATCCGTGTTGTTTTCGTGGACAACATCCGAGCTAGAGAGCTTATCCAAAAGACTCTTGATAGTGGATGCTTCGTTGAACTCCTTGAAGATATACATTTTGTGGTACTTGCTTCCTTCGGTATAACCGAGCACTTCATAGTTGACATTGATACCCTTGAGAACCTCAGCAAGGGATAACGCGGAAGCTGCTGCGAGTACATACTTTGAGTCCTGGCCTATACTAACCTTGTCACCTTTTACAATCATAGATCCCGAGCAATCCACAAGGAGGGTAACAGCCGAATCAAGCTCAAGCTTGCTCCCTTTTTTATCCATGAATATCTTTGGTTGTACCTTACCTGAGTCTTGCAGGTAAAGCCTATGAAGTTTACTAGGGGATATCTTCTTTCCCCTCTTGAGGTTATGCCGTGTTCTTGTCCTGGACATATTCAAAAGCTTTTGTCTTAGGGTATAACTGAGTGTTGACTTGTTGAACTCCTGAGATATAAAGTCCCTCACTTTTGACATAACAAAGGCTCCTTCCCTTACTCTCACCCTCCTTTGATCCGTATGGGGGATATAGAACTCCTCCTTATTGTCCTTGTACTCCTTTATAATCTGGTCGATAGGGACATCCTGCTGGTTATCATGCAGGTCCTTGACGAGATCGTTCGTATCTTCAACAAACTCTCTCTCAGCAGGGCTAGGAGGAGTATAATCTTCCTCTTCATTTCGCTTCTGAGAAGGGAAATAGCGAAGGAGTATATCCTTCAGCTTCAAAGATAACTGGCATACTCCATCTACAGACTTGTATTTCTGTAGCTCTTCTAGGTTGGCACTAACAAGCTCACTATACAACTCTTTTGCCGCATCCTTCACGATGGGGCACTTCTTATACGGGAGCATCGTGACAAAGTTAACCATCCATTTCTCTCGGTATTTGAAATCAGCCATGAGTAAAGCCATAAGTCCCAGAGCTGATTCTTTACCCTTAAGCTCTTCTTCACTCCAGGAGTTTATCTGGTCCAGGAACTTAGAGAATTTTGGTTCATATGAAAGCCTGAAGCTCGATAGTATAAAAGCTCTCCCTCGGTACTCAGAATAGCTTGTTCTTTCTGCCATGATATCCACGACAGCATTAAGCACTATCTCCTGGAGCTTCATAATCTCTTCAGTAGTTTGACCTAGCTTGGTTAACAGAGCAGGCATTATATCATAGTGCCATAGGTTATCTGGGTTTAGGTGAGCACTCTCATGGTAAGCTGTGCCTATCCACCTTAAGGGGTCTGTAGATGATATAAGGGGGAGCTTTACCAGCCTCACGTATCCTCCCTTCGCTGGGTGATAATAGTAGTACGCTTTAGGTACCACAATATTAGCGCTCTCGGTAACGTCTATATCCCTGTGCTGGCACCATACGCGTATAAATGCTCTTGTAGAGTATATCGATTCCATTACATGAGCCTCCCTATATCACGCTGCATTGCGTTATCTTGGCATCGTGGGCACAATGCCGTCATCAGATACTCTGCCTCATAGCCAGGGCTCAAGCCCGACGGAACGACCATGTCACATCCGGTACACTTCCTTTCAAACAGATACTTCTTTACGTCTTTACCACATACCTCAGATAGCTTCCTAAGTACAGGCTCCTTACCCTCATCACTCATGCCTTGTATCCTGTGGTACCTGGAGACCTTCAGCGCTTCCATAAAATGATAGGGGTTATACCCACTATCCTCAGGTTCATATATCCGAGTAATAACTGCATCATTAAGGTTGATATAAGTTATGTCCCTATGCAGCCCATCTATAGTAGCAAATTCTCTTGGAACCATAACCCTCACTGCGCCTGCTTTCTCCACGGAAGCAAATACAACCCCATCAGGCCAACCATTTGCAAGAACCACCTCCATTATAGATGATTTTATAATTATAGCTTTCTTACTCGATTTGAATAAGTCCACCTTTATTGCATCTATCCATTGTTTATCTTCCATATCCTCTACCTCGTTGAAGTTTTATGGAGAGAGTACATCATAATATGTGCTATAGCAAATAGCTTTAGGCTATAGCACTCATAGGTTTAACCGAGGATTCATTCTGTAGTTTTGTCTTCGGTACTGTCTGATTTTTTCTTATTGACGTACAAGACTTTATCACCCTCCTTGTTCTCCGATACATGGGCAAGGATACTCTCTCCTTTGTAGAACTTATTGGAGCCATAGAAATCTCTCCTTGATCGTCCGTCTTTATCCTCCTCACCATTCTCATTAAGGGTTCGGGTAAAGAATTTGATATCCCTGGAAGATCCGGCCTTTACTTTCTTTACCTCATAGATAGGCTTTACTTCAGCTATGGATGTTTCCAGGTCATCTGGAGGGATATCCCCGTTGTATTCGAAACAACCCATGAACAGGGGATAATCGATCAATGTGTGGATAAACTCTCTCTTGGTTATCTTCTCGAAATTCTGCTTAATCATAACGTCCTCCTACAATCTATAACCCTGAGCGGATGCTCTTCGATAGTGGTGCCCGAGAAGGGATACTTTGAACTCAGATACCCTGCCGTCTATGTACCACTTCCCGCCTTTGCGCTGGAGAGTTGTGGGTAACTTGTATCCGGTTATGCTGGCCAGTTTCCTTACCCTGTTCATATGAAGAGCATCGTCTATAAGCATAGCTTCTTCGGAGATGGAGGAAGGGCCATTGCCTATCTGTCCTTCCAAGAATGGGACCTTCACGCACCATGTTGAATGAGTAGTCTTAATGCTGACGATCTCGAAGCGGGTTATGTTCCCGTACACTCTTTTGAATTCAGGAGAAAGTACAGGACTTAGCCAGTCAGTGTCATTCCTATCGCCCTGGAATCTAATAGTTACCAATCCAGATACGATATTCAATATCATTGATTGGCACCCCAAACCAGAGGGAAGCATAGGCTCAAGCAGAGCTGTGTTACCGGACATGTGGCAAACGATCTGAGTACCCCTAGCTTTTATCGAAGCGTACTCAACCATTCTTCTCGCTACATCACTGGGTATTCTGGTTTTCAGTATTACTCTCATGATTCTACCTCCTTGATCTTTTGTTGTTGGGGCTACGGCTTATCCATAGCCCCATGTCTATACCTCAAATCACTTCTTCAAATCACTTCTCAGAAGCGATACAGCTTATAATACAGCTTAATACTTCCGGATCTTTCTCTTTATTGGGAGCATCGGGGTCTTCCTTTTGCTTCTTGACTTACTGAAGCTTCTGGATCTCCTGAGTCTTCCGCTCTTTATCCTCCAGGATTCGGATAATTTCATCTGCTGCCTCCTGCTTTTCCTGAATACGGGCACGGACTCTCTGAGCTTCATCCCAACTGTCCATCAATATCTCGGAAACTTCCGCTCGTATAGCCTCCATGTATTCAGGGTCTACCACTGTATTAAGAGGAGCGTTGTTGACAATAAGCAGAAGTATAGAACCAATTATCGTTTCCTGTGGAGCTTTCTCTACTTCTTTCGCCATAGCTCTCCCGAATATTCCCTGGAGATACGGTTGCACTACTCCCTTGAAGAAGCTATCCAGTGCTTCTTCAAAGTTTGCAAAACCGGGTCCTAATTCCGGGTCACCCATACCACTTAAGAAGATAACTCTGAGTCCTTTTTTTCAGTTGAGGGACTAGATAGGTATCCGAGCCGTCAGAGTTAGCAGCTTTATCAAGCTTGATAAGATATGCAGATGGTTGTTGATGTTTTCTAATTACTATCATTACGATTCTCCTTCTTTATGTTGGGGCACCCACGCTCATGAGTAGGGGTGCCATTGATTACTACAGCCAAACACTGTGAGCACGCTACTGTGCTTGATCTGCGAGTTGAGCTGTAGTAACTTTTGTCGAACCCCTCGTCCTTAAGATCCTTTACTGTTCTTTTCATAGTTAAACCTCACTCTTCTTTTCTATCCACTAATTGACCCCACAATGGATAAACTTTACCGTTTATCTGCTCCATAATTTTTCCTCCAACTCAGTTGGTTTTGGTATCTTAGCCAAGTTATGGGACCTCGGTTTACCTGATCCCAGTAACTTATTAGCCCCATATGCCATGCTCTGCCTTACTCTGTTCTCTTCCATCTTCCTATCGATAAAAGAGGGATACAGTATATCTTTGTTTTCTTCCGCCAAGGGGTCATACTTCCTCAGCCGGATATACAGCACTGAGTTACTTACACCTGCAATAGCAGCAAGCTCAGCTAGGGAGCGGTTCTCACCGTCACTGCATTTTCTTAAGGTACACATTTTACCGCCCTTCACTGCTCTGAAGGGCTCTGATGCGATGGAGATCATTTTACTTTCCCTTCTCAGAAGCGATATCCTCTGAACTTTCGATCTCCACGAACAGGTAATCGAACCTCTCATGAAAAATAACACCGTTTTTGTCCTTAAGCTGCTGCTTAGATATATCATGGACCTTGTGCGGTCCATAACATCTGGTTGGCTGAGCGTGGACGAGATCCCCAGGGATATAGACTTTATCCCCTACCGAAAGATCCTCCCAGTATACAGTCTTCTTACTCACCAGACTTCTACTCATCATTTCAATACCTCTTTTGCTGAATTGCTCTTCTGTTTCCATCAACATGTGCTGAACTGACTCGTTGATGTCCCTTTGGTAGAAGGCGGGGTAATCCCCTGTCTTCCTTATCGACTCACACATTACCCAACTCATAGCTGACCAGGGCCAGTAGTAAAAGTTCTTTACAACCCTCCCTGTGTCCTCCCATTTTCCGCTTGGCATCAATCTCAGGACTTTACACTCGTCTTCGGCGTAGTCAGCCTTAAGGATAAATATCTCGTTAAACAGGTAAGCTATAGTTACGAATACTCCGTCGCTGTGCAGCATTTGATCCATCATTTGGCCCTCCTTACTCTATCTTCAGTCTTCGCCCACATATGGGGCACAGGTAACAATCCATGCCTATGTTAAAGAGAGTGTTACCGCAGGAACAGGTGTATATAAGCTCGTCATCAGCAAAGGAAAACCTCCCTGAGTACACACCCTTGTCAGCATGGCACCTTGGGCACTCAAGCCAAGTGTAGGCTCTATTTGGGGTATCTCGGTATGCTGTCCACCTATGGCTACAGGCCAGGCAATAAGCTCCCATGGGGCCTTGAAGTCCAGGTGTACTTACAACCTTAAGCTCCCTGGTTTCCTGCTTGGTTTCCTGCTTGGTTTCCCGCTCGGTTTCCTTATGCTCCTTCGGGGTTTTCCTGATCTCCAGGAGTTTGATTATCTTCATCCTCTCCATCTCCTTTATACTCCTTTACCCTGTTGTCTACATCTTCATACGGTAAGCCAAGAGCCGACCAGGCAGAATCGGTAATGAAGAGGAACCTATAATTCAAAGCCCAGTCTACCATGGACTCAGGCTTTATGGCTTCCTTAATGAAGTCGTCTTTTACCACAGCAAACCACCCAGTCCTGTATGGGTTAGGTGGGGAATCGCCTTTGGGCTTCATCTCCTCATCGGTGGTGCTATCTCTTATGGATATAAGGATAACGCCCAACCCCATGTACCTCTTGCATTTATCGCATGGTTCTGTGCTGTAGATTGCCTGTCTTTCAAGGGTCTTCTTCATTCTTGTGTGAATCGCAATACCATAAGCTTCTCCACAATAATAACACTGCATCATACCAACATGTGATTTGTCCATTGTATTTCTCCTTCGTTTTTTGTTTTTGATTTGGTACTAGAATTGGCATCCTATGAATGCAGATGATCCACCTTTAGTGGTAGCATTAAATGCTCCTGTTGAGGCTATCTCCGAGAGATCGGTATCCATACTTTTTATCCTATCTTTAAGAGACTCTTCAGGGTCTAAAGTCATTAAGCAACAGGCACCCTCTTTCACTTCATCCTCGTTTAAAGGCTCAAATCTGGCTCCCTTCTTGGTAGTGAAGCCGAAACTCCAGCAAGAGTACATCCCCGCTTCAGGATCTACCTTCTTCACATAAGCCTCTATTTCATCATCGTGGAATCGATAGATAAACTCAGTCCCTTCCATCTTCTTCATTTCTTCCTTTGTCATCCTACTAATCCTCCTGTTGTTTTTGTCTATACTCCTTCACACCGGGGAAGTCATCCTTCATCTCTTTCTTCTCCCAAAGTCTATACACACCTACACATTTCCTACCAGGGAAGAATCCAGTGTAATCCTTCTCTCTTTCGTAGACAATGTAGACTGCATTTCCCACATGAGACTTTTCTTTCCTGTAAAAGTACTGCATTAGCTCCTCCTATGTTTCACTTCTGAGAAGCGATCTTATTTATTTAAAGTACCCTGATTCCTCAAGACTTTTGCAAGGAGAGCAAATACTTTTATTGAGGGTGACTCATCCTATCTCAGGAAGTAGTCACCCTCTTCGATGAGAGTCTGAGTAGACCCATCATTACATACAGCTTCCTCTTCAATCTTCAGCCACTCCTTCAGACCCCCATGCTTAAAGCACTTGGATCTTGCCTTCCGATCATCGACATAACTGCTCAAGCCAACAACCAGCATAAGCCATACCAGGCACCACACAATGAGGCCGGTCAGGTACGGTGATAAAAATAGAATAGTGTTTCTCATAGCTAATCCTCCCATATGAAATATGCGTAAACAGATTCAGAATCTTCGTCTTCGTCTTCATCCCTTGGTTCCAGACCCTTGAAAGGTTGATCTACCAAGATAAGCTCGTCACATGATTTCTCAAGCTCTTCATCCTCTAGCTCAGGCCAATCACCATACTCAACGTAGTGATCGTAACAGAGGTTGTACTCATTTATAATTGCCTCCGTTAACTCCTTCTTTGTCATCTCACGATGGACAGGTACTTGAAGAGTTGTTTTGTTGTGTTTTGGGAAGTAGTCCGGAAAGCAAGTGTCAATATGATTTATCATAGCTCCCTCTTATCGGTTTAGGTTGTATTCAGAATGGGCACCCAGGAAATCCAAACAGACTGGGCATATCTCCATAGGACCCATTCTCTTTAATACTCTTGAGGACAGAGGATATAATCTTCAACCTAACCTCTGTTCTCCGTATCCCTCCCATTACCGCTATGAGGCAGCAAGCTCCTTCTTTCTCCTCATTTTCGTCCATTGTTTCTAAAGTACGCCCCTTATCCGTGGTAAGGCTTAAGCTCCAGCAAGAAAGCATTGCCTTCTCTATGTCAACCTTCTTGACATAGGCTTTCATAGTATCTTCACTACTGAATTTAAAGAGGAACTCGGTTCCTTCCATAGCCTTCATTTCTTTCTTCGTCATTCTATCCATTTTAATATCCTCCTATTTTCTTCTACCAAATAATCTTGCTTTCCTCACCTCGTCATCCTCCAACCTTCTTTCGAGGTCAGCGAATGCTTTATCGAGCTTCCTATTCATGGACCCCTTAAGATATTCTGTGTGTTCAGGGGTCCACTTGTACCTTTTACTTCTCAGCAAGGCTCTAAGATCCATAGATTCCGTATAAAGATCTTTCTCGATAAGACCCTTGGCAAAAGTATCTATAATTATGAACTCGAAGTCAGAGAGATTGGGGTAACTCTGAGTTACACCTGCATTGGCCCTATCTAAAGCTGATGCAGTTAACCCCATTGCTCTTACACCTGAATGCTGTCTGCTCATAAGAAGAACGTCGTGGCAAGCCTCCAGGGCTTTTATCAATGCATTCATTATCTCTTCCACTGCGATATCATCCTTCATAATGTCCTCCTGTTTCTAAACTAAATTTCACTTCTCAGAAGCGATATCCTCTTCCCGAAGTCCTGCGTCCGGGGGGATAAGCTCCTCGTAGGGATTGCCCTCGAACATCTTGGCAAGAGGGGTGAAGTGATACATCTTCTCCTTGATATCTTCATCTATCCACACTGCACAGATCACAACCACAGGCTTCCCGGTAGCCTTGTCCTTGCACTCCATCAGTGCTGCATCAGTGCTGCATCGCCGTTGGCAACGGCTTTGCAGAGAGTCATGAAGTTCTCTTCGTGGTATTTATTAATTGCCATGATTATTCCTCCTGTTGTTTTTAGCTCCTCCTCTATTTCACTTCTGAGAAGCGATATCCTACCTAATCTACCTAATCTACCTGTCCTCCTCCTTGACTTTGATTTATCGGTTCAACTACTGACTTAGTTATTAGCTCAACTATTGATCGAGATCACAGTCTATGTTTGTACAGACTGTTATGTTTCCTATAATCAGATCTGCTCCGCACTTGCACTTAGGTCCTTGAGTTGGAATTTCCGATACCCTAGTTGGGTCAGCGGGTTTCTTATCTAAGGGTACAAGCAAAATCTTCCTGGATTCTTCAATTATTCTTCTCATTATATCTTGCATCATATACCCAGGGTCCTGGTATCTGCTATTCTGGAATAGACCTAATTTAAAAGCTAATGAACGACCCTTACTTCCGTGCGTATCCATGCAGAACTCAGAACTAAATAGATATGTACACTTAAAGCACTGTATACATGAAGTACAGTGTTTCAGGTACGCACTATTGTAGCAGTAAGCGCAATCCACTAGGGTATCGGATAGCGCTTGCGCCATTTCCCTCGTAAAGATAGAAGCTGCCCAGGAATTCCCGTGAGGATCTTCCCAATCACCCCTGACTGCATCATATACTACAGTTATATTCAATTTCTCCATGATTCAATCCTCCTAGAAAATGGTTTCACGGTTTTAACCCTTTCGGGTATCTTTGCGACATCTTCGGCCACCAATACGGTTTACCGACAATGCGCATCCATGCACTATCTTGGGTGATGCTTGGGTGATGCTTGGGTGATGGTTTGCTCTGCTCCGCATTTTTTACAGCGCCTCTTGGCATCCTCGATATAACCTACTTTGATATCTTCCCATTCGTGCCGCCACCCTTCATTCATAGATTACCTCATGCTTTTATATGCTTTGCAATATCGCTTCTCAGAAGGGATATTGCTTATCTGATTTGTTAGTTTGTGCCTGACATTAAAAACTTGTCAAGTAAAAAGTTACTACTCAAAGTTACCAATATCACAGGGAATAAAAAAGCTTGCAATTACTCCTGGATTTGTTAGAATTGGTAAAGAAGATAAAGCTTACGCTAAGGCTTATCTAAATCCCTCCTCAATCACCTGCAATAAGAGTTCTGATTACTAGCTTGATCTCTACTTAAGAACCTCCCTACTAAGATTAATCTTTAAGTAAATACCTTATATATTCCCTAGAATTATCTAAGCTATAGCTAAGCTATAGCGCAATTTTTTCCCTCTCTTTTTCGCTCCTATCCTGACACATCCTGACATAACCTCGAATACAATCCGAACCGAAGCATAGGCTTGATGTAATCTAATAGGATCTAAGGTAATACAAGGTAAAGCAAGATAAACTTACCCAGTATAACACAATTGAACGGAAATGTAAAGAAGGTAAAACCTATGGATGCTATAGGGTTACTCTATACTAGAGTTGGCTTAAGCTATGCCATATCCTGAGATTTACCGGCAAAAGAGCAAAAGAAAAGGGCTTGACGAAAGCCCTTTGGAGAAAATCCCTTCTCAGAAGCGATTTGTATCAATATCTGAAAGGAGATTAATCTTCATTAGAGTCTGGCTGATTCTCAGATATTAACTTACAAACTCTTGCACAAGATATCATCAAGGTTAGTTCAAGCTGGCAAGATGCTTCTCGTACAGATTGGACCATTCTATTGATTGATTCAATCTTATCGAATGCTTTACGAATGCTTGTTTCGTCAAGCTGAATACTTTCAATCACTCTCTTCTTTTGTTGCATAAGAAGAGTAATGTAATAGCTCTTCATGTTATGCATAATCTCACCTTTTTAGTAGAAGGCTAAAAGCCTGATTTAAAGCCTGATTTAAAGCCTGATTTAAAGCCTGATTTAAAGCCTGATTTAAAGCCTGGCTTGCAAGATAGTCTACAAGCCAGGCTTAATCATCTTATCAGTGGCCAGTGATAAGCTGAGATTGAACCGGCTTACTTACTGCCGTTTTTCTTCTCGGCTTTTTCCAGCAATTGCCTGCCAGTTTCTTGAGTAAGGCTAAGTTGAAGATACTCAACAAGCTCTTTTCCCTCACCTTCGGTAATGGGGATCTTCTTAACCAAACCAATAACCCGATTGACCGCAGCCTTAAGCTTTTCTGCATTGGTCATAGGGACATTGTCCGGTGATTCGGGAGTTTTTATTACCTCGTCGTCTTCACCTAATGTCCATTTCTGTGTTTCGGTATAAGGCACAACCTTGCCGTTGACCACAACATTGTTCCAGCCGAATTTATCGACATCGTAAGTGAATTGGGCAATAACATTCCAACCCCGCTTGGTTAATGGCCATGTGCCAAATTTGATCGAACCATCTTTCATGGTCAAAGGCTGGACTTTGCCGTCACGATTGACGAAGGTTTTTTCCGCCTTTGCCCGCTCTTCGTACCGAGCAAGAAAGATACCAGACTGGATCTTTTTGATCTCCGACTTAAGGGTGGCTTTACCTTCGTTACTGCGGTCAGTAAGCTTGACTTTGTCAATGTTACTGGCAAGAACCGCAATTGCTTGCCGAATGTTCTCTTGTACTTCCCGGCTGGATTGAGTGAGCTTGTACTCACTCTTTTCCCTCATATCAGCCAGATCATTCAACAACTCTGAATCCCGGAAGAGTTGTTCGGTAATGCCGGGGACGTCCTCCTTTTTCCCTTTCTTGAATTGCGGAGCATGGATGTCATCCAGGCTCTTGTTAAAACTTTCAATCAAGCTTGCGAAGTCATTAATTTTAGTTGCCATGGTAGTATCTCCTATGGTGGTTGTTACCGGATTATCCGGCTGTTCTGTTTGCCCTTTCTGAATCGCTTCTCAGAAGTAAAATAGAAAGGGATTTGTTGTCAGCTAAGCTAAAGCAAGCTAGGCTGAGCAAATATCTTACCTATGGTGCAGGCATATAGCAAAGGTTTTTGAAAATGCAGGGAATATTCATAAGGGTAGGGCATTGCTTTGACGAGGGCCGGGGGGGGCATCGGCCTGAAAGCCTTGCTGGCCGTGGCTTTGCGGGGGCTGGCCCCTCACGCCGTGGCTCTATAAAAAATTAGGCCGCAGAAAACCTTTGTTATATTTTTCATTCGCATGGCTAGAGGAAGCTTAGCCAAGGTTTTTAATGAAGAAAGCATAAATAACGCTTACTCTTAATATGTGGCATAGAATTTTCCTAGATTTTGCTTCTCAGAAGCATTATCCTTGTAGCAGTGCAGAAGTTTATACACATATTTACTTTTAAAAGAGATTACTTAATTACGGTGCTATGTTATGGCTTATGTTAAGAGGGGTGCCGGTAAGGGCATAAGAAAGAAGAAGTTCACGGACAAGCAGAAAGTCACCATACTCACTATGTACTCTGAAGGGTATGCCCTTAAGGAGATAGAGAAGGTGACCGGGATTCATTTTGTAACTGTATCCCAGTTCGTGTCTGCTACTCTCAAGGGCCTTCTTAACTCAAGACAGACCAGGACCGCTTCCCAGAAGATTACCAAGGATGGGTTACCTTCAAACCTTACTGCTGAGCAGTTAGCGGAGATTACCAAGCAAGAGAATCCCGAGATGATTAATAAGGCGTTCTATGAGCAGTTGAGCGCAAGGGACGATACTCAGCTCAGTGACGCAGAAGTTGCCTTTTGCTGGCATGTGGTAGCATCTCAGGATTGGCAGGAAGCTATGGTGGTATCTGGTTTGGATGCTGGCTTGTACGACGACGACCAGACCAAAGGGGGTTTGAACGCCAAACCCAAGAAAAGTTACAACCAGTTGCTCAAGACCAGAATGGCTTACCTGAAGAGCAAGCCCAACCTTGTTAAGTTCATGCAGGATATCCAAAGAGAAGTCATCGGTAACATCAAGATCGATAAGAGTTTTCTCCATAATGAGATCATGTATCAAATAGATGGGCTTAAGAACAGCAATTCCCTTGAGGCCAAGAAGCTTCTTTACCAGTACATTAAGCTGATCGGCAGCACAATCGGGGCCTTCGCCGATAAACCTATTGACCCTAATGATGTTGATCATGCTGAAACCATTAAGAAACTCAGGGATTCAGCCGCGAAAAGGCAGACGATACAGGATGCTCTTTCCCAGAAGAGAGCTGAGATGCTGCTCGAAGAGGCAAATAAAGCAGAATTAAACGATGAATTAAACGATGAATTAAACGATGAATTAAACGATGAATTAAACGATGAATTAAACGATGAATTAAACGATGATTCAGATAACGAATTTGATGACTCTGATGTTGATACTGATGTTGATACTGATGTTGATACTGAAGTAATGAAAGGAGAAGCAGGTTATGTCGATCCCGGTTCAAATAAAATTCAGTAGGGATACTCTCTTGAGTGGGTACAGCACTATCAGTGAGGTAGTGTTTTTAATAGCTCCGAACATTCATAGGAATATTTGCAATTGGATGGATGACTCTGATGATCCTTTTACTCTAATGCTTGTTATTAATCAGTTGCTTGAGGATTACGGGATAGAATACTTCATTGCAATAGGGGATGATGTGTACACAAGTCTCCGTGAAGCCGAATCGCTTCTGAGAAGCAAAATAAGGGAAAGAGAGGAGCACTAATGCTTAAGGCAAATAATAGGGTTATCTGGTATATCGATGTGCCGGATATGAAGGACTCAATCCCTATAAATCAGAAAGCTGCTGACATATGCAGGGCTTATGAAGAAGCCGAAGTGAAGCCCACGGTGTATGTCTGCATAGTAGGGATCGGTTGTGGCCTCTACTCCTACCTATGCAAGCGTATACCCTGCAATCCCTATATCAAGGGTACGAAGGTTGAGGTACCTGGGGTCAGTATCTCAAGCTACAATGTGCCTTCTGATTTTAAGTTTCCTACGAATAGGTACTGATAGGTAACTGATAGGTAACTGAAATGACAAAGACTTACAGGAAGGATACAATTCAGGCAGCTTTCGATGAGCTTATGATTGTATATAAATACAACATACTTGCTTTCATCCGAGAGATGTTTGAAGCTGAGCCTACCTTTCAGCAACTCCTATTCCTGGCTGATGCCGTGGCCGGTGAGTCCTCTAGGGTCGCTGTTAAGTCTTGTACTTCTTCTGGAAAGACAGCTTGCCTGGCCTGGCTTATTCTATGGGGATTGGCTGTAGAAGACGACATAAGAATTTTGGTAACTGCTCCCACATTCCCCCTACTCAACCGAGTTCTCCGCACCGAGATAGATAAATGGCATCTGAAGATGCCGAAATTAGTACAAGATATGTACGATATGACCCAGAGTGTTATAACTCGGAAGGGTCAGAAGACACATAGGTGCGACTTTGCTACTGCTAGTTCGGACAATGAGCAAGCACTGGCTGGTGGACATTCAGGAAACTACTGGATTATAGCAGACGAGGGAGCTGCTATAGACGATTACGTATACGAAGTTCTGATGGGTACCTTGTCGTATGGTTCCTCTGGTAGGTTCCTTATTACATCCAACCCAACTAGATCTTTTGGGTTCTACTACGAGTTGTTCTCTACCAACAACAAGCACTGGAAACTCCATACCTTCGATGCATTTCATACGCCTCACGTCAGCAAGGAGTACATTGAGGAAGTTCGGGATACTTACGGCATCGACCATGACTTCTATAGAGTTCGTATTCTTGGTCAGTTCCCAAGGGCCTCAAGCACTCAGTTCTTTGAAGCTGAAGTCCTTGAGAGTGCTTTAAGTAACACCCTTGATCCCAGAAGTTACTACCCATTCGAGAAGATTGCTGGAGTTGACGTTGCTAGATTCGGTGATGATGCTACCGTACTCACTACCAGGCAGGGACCGAAACTTGTTGACAGGACTTTATTTCGCGGCTTAAATACTATGGAAGTAGCTGGTCTGGTGTTTGATTACTGGAAGCAGCACAACCATAAAGCCGTAATGGTGGATGGAACTGGTTTAGGAGCTGGTGTTGTAGATAGAGCAAGAGAGCTTGGCGTGCCTGTAGTCGATGTCATAGTAGGCTCGACTTCGAGTAACCCCAAGAAATATATGAACGTGAAGACTCAGCTTATGGGGTCCATGAAAGATTGGATTGCTAATGGTGCTGACTTATCCGCACTCTTCGGTGACAAGTTTATCCGCAGAGAGTTCCTGGCCATTGAGTATGGGTATAACAAGAAAATGCAAATGTGCGTGGCTACAAAGAAAGATACAAAATCTAAGAATAAGGGTTATTCCCCGGATACCGTTGATTCTATTGGTTTAACTTTCGCCGATGATGTTTATCTTACTACTCGAACCAGACAATCAAGCTGCAATGCAAGATCAATCAAAGTAGCTAATTATGCCTGGTGATAAAAAGTTTATTAAACAAGGCATATAATAAGGAAGGTTTCCAAATGATAACAAACGGTTCTGTAATCGATAAGAGGAATGAGTCCCTTACGGAAGCTGATGCTTTGGCTTACGGCATAGATCCAAAATCTCTACCGGCTCTTGTTGATAGAGAGCGGATGCTTAAAGCCCACCCTGCTCTAGCTGAATCAATGAGTCCAGGGCAGTATGTTGCTCCAAGTTATACATCTGCTTTAGCTGGCTTTGTTATTACAGCCTTTCGAGAGAACAAGGAAGCCAAAGTAAATGGAGGTATCGAGAAAGATTATTTCGATTGCTTGAGAGCTTACAACGGTGAGTACAACCCAGAAGACTTAGCGAAGATCATAGCTTCAGGTGGATCAAGGATCTTTATCAATCTCACTGGCCTGAAGTGCAGAGCGGGTGCAAGCTGGATAAGGGATATTCAAATGCCAGCTAAAGGCCCCTCCTGGTCTGTAGAGCCAACTCCGGTTCCGGATCTTCCGCAGGATATAAAGGCTCAAATCAACAAAGCTATCGATATGGAGTTTGGCTCATTCGTGTCCGAGTTCAAGCCTGAGCAAAGATTTCTTCCTCCTCAACCTCCTCCCCAATCTCAGCAAGCTCAGCAAGCACAGCAGCAAGCCCAACCACAGGCAGCTATAGCCCAGGATACCGGGTTTTCCCCGCAGCCAGGTAATACTTCTCAGAAGCAATTGGCTCCAGGAGCATCGACTTCCAAGAAAGCCAAAACTCTAAAAGAGTTCAACCAGGCCAAACGGGATATCGAGGATATGATTCTCGATGAAATAAACAAGGTTGCCAAGCATGAGATGAAGATCATCGAGCGGGAGATAGCCGATCAACTTGCTGAAGGTAACTGGGATAAAGCTCTCTCTGAGTTCATTGACGACTTTGTGGTGGTTCCTACGGCATTCCTAAAAGGGCCGATCATAAGCCGGGATATGTCTTTGACCTATGTCAATGGCAAGCCAGTATCCAAGGAAAAATACATCTACCTGAACAAGAGAGTCTCAGGACTCGATATGTATCCATCTGCCAATAGCACAGGGATTAACGATGGAGATAACATCATTGAACATCTTCGTTTCACTCACAGGGAGATAGCAGGGCTAAAGGGCCTGCCCGGGTATGACAGTGACGCTATCGATGCAGTCATAAACGAGTTCACTGGCAGAACTCATTGGATAGACAGTGGTATAGAGGGAGATAAAGCTTTAGCAGAAAGACGCGGTGACGAGCACTATGCCAGTAAAGGTGTAATACATGGACTTCACTTTCATGGATCAATTCCAGTAAGATATCTTAGAATGTGGGGGCTTAAGGAAAACGAGCTTTACTCTTACTCTGAGTATGACGAGAAAGAAGTAGAGTGTATCCTTGCTGGTAATTACATCATTAAGTGTGTCCTTAACAAAGATCCCCTCAAGCGAAGGCCCTACTACAAAGCGAGCTACCAAAACAGACCAGGCTCCTTCTGGGGTATAGCCTTGCCTATGCTTATGAGCGATATACAGCGGATGTGCAATGCTACAGCCAGGGCACTTGCGAACAACATGGGTTTGTCTTCAGGCCCTCAGATCGAGATCTATGTGGACAGGCTTGCAGATAACTCCCCGATAACCTCTATTCATCCATTCAAGATCTGGCAGTTGACTTCAGACCCTACGGGCGGAAGCGGAAGAGCTATCAACTTCACCCAACCGGTTTCCAATGCGGCTGAGCTTCTTGCTGTATTCAAAGAGTTTGAACTCAGAGCGGACGATGCTACAGGTATACCCAGATATGCATACGGCAACGAGAGAGTAGCTGGTGCTGCTCAGACCGCACATGGCCTGTCTTTGCTTCTGGAATCTGCTTCCAAGGCTATCAAGGATTGTGTCCGGAATATAGACAACGGTGTAGTTATTCCGAGGATCGAGTCTCAATTCTACTGGAATATGCTCTCACGGAAAGGAAGGGCCTATACTGGTGATCCAAAAGTTATAGCAAAAGGTTCCTCTACTCTCACCATGAAGGGTGCTGAGCAAATGAGAAGAAATGAGTTCTTGCAGTTAACCACTAATCCTATGGATCAACAGATACTTGGCTTGAATGGTAGAGCTGAGATTCTTAGGAGAGTTGCTGAAGATCTCAACATGGGTGAAAGCCTCATTCCGTCTAGGCTTGAGCTTCTGGCTCAACAGGAAGAAAATGCTGCTGCTGCTCAACGCCAGCAAGAGATGGCAATGCAGTTGGAGCGTGAGAAGAACTCAATGGGCCTCCAGTCAACCGGACTTCAGGCTAACGCCCAGATAGAAATGCACAGAGAAACACAAGCTTTCAAAGCAATGGAGCTTGACAAACGACAAGAAGAGCGTATCATTAAGGCACAGATAGAGCTTGCCCGATTGGAGGCACAGAGAGAAGGCAAGGTGATGTCTGATAACACAAAACTGCAACAGGCTGGATTGATGGAGCATGGTAAAGACCGTAGATTCGATACTGAAGTAGCTTTGAAACTTAAACAAGGTGAGGGTATCTAATGGGTTTTGGCACCAAAAAAAGAATATACCCGCAATTTAACATTATAGTTACGCAGGAGATTAGAGCGAGAATAGCCAGTGGCGATACGAAACTTCTGGCTGAAGTCCTTGAGGATGAAATATTGAGGCTTCAGTCAGAAACATTCGCTAACCCAAGCTTTGAAACCTTCCAGTTAAACAGAGGGGTTCTGCTTGCGTTCGGTACCATTCTAAGAATTCTGCAAAGCAATTAAACTTAAAACCGAACCAGAAAGGCTGCGACTCCTGGACCCCTGAAATATCGCTTCTCAGAAGCGATATCTTAACTCCTGGACCCACGCTCCTTAAAAGGAGATTAACCAATGGCAAGTATTTATCAAAGTGACCTCGAAGCTCTTGATGCTGAAATAGCAATTCTTGAGGGTAGAGGACCTGAACCAGGGAAAGTTCACGAAATTAAAAAGGGTGAACTTGTAGTTGCAGACGACCCGCATCATCCTATGCCTCAGTCTCCGCAACAGCCCAGACAACCGCAGCCCAGGCCGAAGCAACAGCAGCAACAGCAGCCCAGGCCGCAGCAACCGCAACCGCAACCGCAACCGCAACCGCAACCGCAACCCGTTCTTAATCGTGGTCCTGAATTCGCTGATAGCGTAGAGGACTACCTTAAGCTTACTCAAGAACCTCAGCTCCTCCAAGAAGAGGGTGTGGGTCCGGAAGAAGGACCGGAAGGTACTGAAGGGCGGAAGAATTGGAAGCAAGAATTTGAAGTTTTGGAGAACCGTTACAAAGGACTTAGGAGAGAAAGCGACGCCTTTAAGTTCCAAACGAGATCTCAGCTTGCCCTTTATCAGGAGCAGATCCTTCGACTCGAAGACGAGAGGGATGCTTTGATGGGTAAACTCCAAGAGCTGACCAAAGCTTCACGGAAAGTAAACGTGAAGAGCTTCTTCAACCAGTCAGATAGTGACGCTCTGGGTGAAGATGTTCTCAACAGCTTTGATGCCGCAGTACAAGCGGCTATAAATTCTGCCGTAACCCCTCTTCAAGAAGAATTGGTTGCGCTTAAGAAAGAGAAGAGAGCAACCCTCTTGCGGGAGGCCAGCTCCAATAGAGCCAGGAACTACAACGAGTTTTTGTTTAACTTGAACTCTTTGGTACCGGATCACAATGTGTACAACAAAGATCCTGGATTCTTGGAGTACCTTCGCCAACCCGATGATTACAGCGGTATTATGAGGGGTGTACTTCTCCGGAAAGCTGAAGATGCCCTTGATGCAGCTAGGGTGGCCGATTTTTTCAATAGCTATAAAAAGACTATCGGCAAAACACAAGATGACTTACTATCCAATTTTGTCACTCCTACGGGTAGTGGGGGTGGTGGTGCTCCCATGCCCAGACAGCAGCAGGAGTTTCCGGATAAATTCAATCATCCTGACCCAAACCAACGATGGTACCAGATGAGTCAAATAGACAAGTTCTATGACGACGATATCAAAGGACTATTCCAAGGAAAAGCTGACTTAAGGGACCAACTGGACAAGATTTACGACCGAGCTATGAGAGATAAAAGAGTCGTAAATTAACTATAAAGGAGTTCCACCATGGCCCGCGTAGCGATTTCTGAAAACTACTATGCAGCAGCATCCGGCACAGACGATTATTACGGTCCGGATTCCAGTGCCCGCTTTACCCCGGCGCTTTATTCAAAGAAAACTCTTCGCCTTTTCCTGGCTGAGACTGTCTTCCAAGACATTACCAATCGGGATTACGAGGGAGAGCTGAAGGGCTACGGCTCCAAGCTGTTCATTCGTAAGGACGTTGACGTTATTGTAAACGAATACTCTATCGGTCAGGATATTGTGTATGATACTCCGGTATCTGTAGCTCTGACTCTTGAGATCAACAAAGCGTACTACACGGCCTTCCGTATCGATGATATCGATAAAGCCCAGTCCGATCTCGATCTCGTCAATATGTTCAGCAAGAATACCAAGCGCGAAGTCAATATTTATGTTGACCAGGATGTGCTTGAGTATATGTCAACCGGCGCTGATGCTACCAATGCTGGCGCTACTGCTGGTGCTATCTCCGGAAACATCGACCTCGGAGCTGCTGGTGCTCCTATCGCTGTTGACAAAGATAACGCCATAACCAACTTCCTGAACCTCAAGCAAGCCCTTGGGGAAAACAACATCCCGGAAGAGAATTGGTTTGTTGTAATCCCTGAGTGGTACGCCAACCTCTTGCAGCAAGGTGACTTGAAGAGAGCGGACGTTACCGGCGACAGAATGGGTGTTATCCGGACTGGTTATCTCGGTGAGATTTCCGGCCTCAAGGTATACAAAAATAACAACCTCTATAGCGTAACCGATGCTACTACAACCCGTACTGCTTACTATGTACTGTGTGGTACCTCTGAAGCTACCACCTTCGCGGCCCAGATTGATAAGTCCGATCAACTCCCGATCCAGAAGTCCTTCGGCGTATACTGGAGAACTCTCTTTGTCTGGGGTCGGCTCGTAACGCAGCCTACGGGAATTGCAGTCCTGTACTGCGAACCATCAACTGGCGCTTAATAGCTGTTTAACCTTAGAAAAGCAAAGGCTCTTCCCCCTGAAGAGCCTTTTTTGTATCGCTTCTCAGAAGCGATTTAATCACGCAAGGAGACTACCATGGCCTTAATAGGTAAAAGAAAAAAACGTAATATCAGATTCGCCAACCCATTAGACGAGCTTCTTCTGGTTGAAATAGTGGATGTTGCTATCGGTGTGGATGTCATGGGGAACACCAGGACAATGACAATGGATCGGAAAACATACAACCGCAGAAAGAACGATATCAAGATGCGTGTCATTCAGATCCTCAAGCCAGCCGGTGTAATGCCCAATGCTATCAAGCCTGCTACACCCCAGGAAGTAAAAGCTTTGGCAAAAGCTCAGGACAAAGCTGAACGAGAAAGAGAGATGCTGGAGTCCTGCGATATGGAAGATCCAGAAGACGATCTCGATATTATCGGATCAATGATGTCAAAGGATGACGATGATATGCCTGTGGAGTCAGTGGAACCAAAGAAAGCTCTCACTCCCGCTCAGAAGCGAGCTTTAACTTTGCAACGGAAAAAACTGAGCGAGAGAAAGCGTATTCTCGAAGCCGACGATTCTGAGCTTACTGATGAAGAGCTTGACCTCAAAGTCCAGTATTTGGGTGAGGAAGAGCTTAAGCAGATGGAAGCTGGCCTCGGTAAATAAATACAAGAGATCTAAACTTACAATAAAGGTGACTCTGTGGTTAACTTTCTCGATATATGCAAACAGGTTGAAGATATGGCCGGGGGCCATGGTACAATCCTTAACGTGGAAAATGCCGTTGGTCTCCATAAAAATATAGTTAGTGCTGTTAAGTCCTGTTATCAGGATCTACAGACATACCGTGACAACTGGATTTTCATGCGAAGGACAGTAGAGTTCATGGCAGCTCCCGATAAAAGCTACTACAGCTTGTTCGACATATTCGATAATCCAAGCTCTACAGAGTCCCTTGTAATGCTTCCGGATCTTGAGATGCTTCCTGAGTTAGAGATGGTCGGCAGCGAAGTAAAGGATCTTGCTTTTGGTAGATGGGCTGTTCCATATGATACCAAGCTTCCTTTGTACCATTATGCGGATACCCCTTCTTCAGGTAAGAAGCCTATAGCTTATATGCCCTGGACTCATTTCAGAATGTATTCTTCCGGCGATTCTGTATCAGGAGTACCCAGCTTGGTATCCTTCGATTATAAAAGTGTTCTCTACTTTCACTCGCCGCCGAAAAAGAGTTACACTTTGTTTGCCGATTACTACTTGAAGCCTCAGCTTTTAAAGCTTAATAGTGATGTACCTATAATCCCACCTGAGTATTGGGATCTCATATGTTATAAGGCTGCGTCAAGGATATGCAGAATTATCGGGAACCATGCTCTGGCCAACGAATACGCAAGAGATGCTATACCTCTTGTCGGGGGTCTTTTAAGAAGCCAGTGCCCGCACGTTAATGCAGACGTGGAGCCTATAGCTTAAGGGAGGTACGGAAGTGCTGGAGCCAATCTCAGGACCGCAAATTAGAACCAAAGTAATAGATCTTACCGGGGGTGTGAACGAATCGGTAAGTACTCTCAATCTTAAGCCAGGCGAATTAATAAGCTGCCTGAACTATATCGAAGTGGATGGAGAATATAGTGGGTACGGGTCTATCTGGGGTTTTGAAGCTTTTGACGGTACAGCCCTCCCCTCCTCTGTCGATATTGTTGTTAACTCAGACGGTACTATTGACGACACTGATAGGGAAGCTAGGAGAGCAGCTATTTTAGCCCCTGACGGCACTGGAGCCTGTAGGGGTATTCACGTATACAATGGTGGAGTTTATGCGCTCAGGGACGAAATATCCACTGAAGATAATGGTATTTTGCACAAAGCTACAAGCTCTGGCTGGGAAGCTCTTACAATGCCTACCGGAGCAGTCAAGAAGGGGGGATATGGAATCTTCCTTGACGGTAAGCTATCGTTGTTCCCAAGCACAGCACCACACAGCATATGCTTCTTTGGAGTCGATGGTAAGTCGAAACCTTTTGCTTCAGATGGGACAACTGTATGGGATCTAAGTGATGTTAATTTGCCCTGCGACGATGCTTTTACCCCAGCTCCTATATACCCACACCTATGTATTATCTTCGACAACCGCCTATGGCTTGCCTTCCCCGGTGGTTACTTGTTCTGCTGTGCTATCGGAGACCCTACTGACTGGAGTGGGGCTTCTGGAGCTGATAACTGGCCTTTGGGAGATGAGATCGAAGGCTTATCTCTCGGACCAGGTAACACTCTAATCGTTCACCTTAAGAATAGTACAAGAATATTCAAGCCAACTCCAGCTTCAGCTACCTATCAGTATGAGAATGAGAGTCTTCTCCCTGAAGTAGGATCGTTCTTTAACTCCTCAAAAGTTCTCTTGGATGACGTTATATTCTTAACCAAGCGTGGCCCAACTACGCTTGCAGCTTCAGACAAGTTCGGTGATTTCAAAGCAAGCACAATCACTCAGAAGATAAGCAAGACTTTTGCTTCCAGAAGAAAGACAGTCACATGCACTTTCGTAAAGAAGGAGCTTAACCAATTCTTTATTATGTTTGAAGGTGGGTACGGAATATGCATGTCCTTCACGGATGCTGTATCCAGCGGGGGTCAGCCTTATTCCAAGCTGAAAGGCTCCTCCCTCATAAAATACAGCAAATCTATTATACATGTTGCTGAAGGAGAAGATGCAGACGGAAATACCACAAGGTACATGAGCGCTGATGAACTGTCAGGTATGGTGTATAAGATGGACTCAGGGACTTCCTTCGATGGGGATGTCATACCCACAAGATTCGTTACTGCTTATTGGCATTATGGGTTTCCCAGGAACTGGAAGCAATGGATTAAGCTTACTTTCGAGGCTACTGCTGAGTCGGGTACAATCCTTAAAATGAGATGCTCTTACGATTACAAAAATATAGATAGCCCTAAAGCTGATGAGTTTACGCCAAAAATAGGGCCCAAAGGTGGAGGTGTATGGGGTCAGTCAAAGTGGAAACTCTTTAAGTGGGGTTCTTCGGTTGTCCAAACTCCAGAAGCTTTTGCTCTGGGTCTTGGATATAATATGTCTCTCACTGTAAGCACATCTGAGAAGTACAGGACTCCACATATATTCCACAATATTATTTCAGACTACATCCTTTTAGGGAGAAAGACATGAGCAAGTATTTTCAAATAGGAAACTTGGGAGTAGAAAATTATACCGATTCTGATGAAAGAGATATCAATGAACCCTTATCGGCTCTCGATACAGCCTTTCAGTTAATAGAAGCTGATGTAGCGGCTGTAGTTGTATCTTCCACTAACTGGGCTTTAGTGAGTAAGGATTGGGCTATCAAGGCTACCGATATCACTCCTGGTTATGGATCTGCTAAGACTTATGCAGATCAAGCAAGGGCGGATAAGGACTTAGTTGTCGATATGAAAAATACAACTTTAGCTGCAAGGAATACAGCTATTTTAGCTCAGACTGCTGCTGAAGCTGCTGAGGATGGGGCTGTAGCAGCTCAAGCTGCTTCTGAAGCTGCAAGAGATATCACCACAGCTGCAAGAGATACTACCCTCGCTGCAAGAGATACTACGTTAGGGTATAGGAATGAAGCTGAATTGTTCGCAGCTCAGGCTCAATCTGCCGCTACTGGTGCTGTGCCTATTGGTACTATAGTAGCTCTTTATCCTGGCTGGTGGACCCTTCCAAGCGAAGGATATTCTAGCGGTTTAGGCCCTACTACTGCTGCTATTATTAATAACTATATAGGCCCTAACTGGAAGCTTTGTGATGGCAGCAGCTTCTATGATGAAGAGAGCGTGTTCTTTAATGCAGCTGGTAGGCAATTACCTCAGCTTACAGGTAATAGATTTCTGAAGGGCTGTGCCCCAGGATCAGAAGGTGTTATGTCCGGTAGTAATACCATAAGTATCCCAACTCACACTCACCCTTTTAACCATGGGCATTCTCAGTTTACTTCTGCCGGGACCTCAATTACTGTAGCTCAGCTACCTTCTTATACCCTCGCAGGGAGTAGCATGTATGAGGGTGTAGGCCCCTCGGTATCTTCTTTAGCTGAAGTCCAGCCAGCAGCTTCTCCAAGCAGCGGATTTCGAAAATCTCCAGTGCAAGTAAGCTCTGGCGGATCTGGTCAAGCTCATACTCACGCTATCACTGTCCCTGCTGCTGTTTTTACAACTTCCATTGGTGGGAACACTACATTAGGTAGTGTTCCCTACAACCTAAGCGTCCTCTTCATAATCAGAGTTAGATAGGAGGGTAGAACAATATGGACAGTTATAAAGTTACCTACAAAGTTCCCGGATTTTTCAGTATACCTCATACACTTAGGGGTGTTGTTGGAGATGGTTTTATCGTCGCTTCTATTGATCTTCCGATATCCCAGGACGACATTGATAAATCTAAGGCAAAAGGTGTTGGCGTAGTCAGCCAAAAGCACTATCTTGTTCAGCATGTTTACAGGTTCTTTCAGCTGGAGGATGGATCTCTTGTACATATCCCCTTCGACTCCTACGTAAAATTCCACAAGGAGAGGTCAGCAGCTATAGAGAAGGATATAAATAGACAAGCAAGAGGAGGCTTTTAACCATTACGTAGAAAAAAAATAAATCGCTTCTCAGAAGCGAAACGAGGCAATGTCATGGAGAAATATCTTTCTGCTATAATCACAGTATTAATGGCTTGGGCTGGAGTAATTTTAGGAATAGGTATTCATAGGGGAACGACAACCGCAAAATTAACTGGCCTTGAACAAGAGATTAGTGGTGTGAAGAAGGAGTTTAAGGATTCAGACGGAAATCCAAAATACGTATCAACTTCCAGTTGCCTCGAAAGGCATATGCTATACGAGAAGATAGTGACAGCTCACTTAGCTACCCAAACTCAAGCTTTTATATCTCAGGGTAAAAGACTTGACTCTCATGAAGAAAAGCTTGATATGATCTATAACGTGGTTCTTGCTATGAAGAACAGTAATAACAGAGACCCCAAGAAATAAAAACTTAAGGTGACTACATGAAGAAGACATTAACAACCGCAATTATCTCCGTGGGGCTTGTGATTTGCATAGCCTCTTTGGGTTTTCCTGCTCAGCAAATGATCTTATCGGGATTTGGTGTGTATTGGGAGGATGATAAAGGTAAGATCAACGCAAACTTTACCGAGCTGTATGCCAGGTCGCTAAACTCCAATGCGAATACCATCTGTAACGGGGATACAGTCTACCTTGATGGTGAGGGTAACTGCGACGATCTATCCCTTTTCTACCAACCTTTACTTACAGATATGGAGGAAACGGATATAAACACTGGAACAAGCACAGTAGGTCAGCTTGTATCTGTTGATGACATTCTCTATGCTATCTCTTTATATGGAGGAGCTACAGATTACCAGACTATCGATACTCTGTCCTTGGACGCGAATATACTCTCTATCTCTCTTGCTAATGATGGTGTAGCTCCCTCTACCATAGACCTATCTCCGTTGGCTGTAGAGCCTGATATAACAGCTCACTTGGCTTCTGTGGACGATCACCCAGGGTACATGCTGGAAAGCAACATAGGCACCGGAGCTGATATGTACATACAGCTTAACTCCTCTGGAGCTTTGCCCTTCGGTATTGGATTGGATGCTCTCTCTGACGTAAGTGGCTTTGGCACCGAGGATACCGTTCTTCATGATAACGGAGATGGTACTTACTCATTCCAGGCTATAAGCCAGTCTTCCGTCCCTGTCTCGTTCTATGGGAGTCTAGTAGGACCTCAATCAATCTATGATAACGACTCAACCAATCATGCTGTAACTATAGCCAGCAACCTAGCTAGTGGATTTACCGTGTCTAGGATTACGGTATCCTGCGACGCTGACCCAACCACGGAACCTACTATTACCTTCGCTTACAAAGCTGCTGGCGTGGGGTATGGCAGCGCCACAACTATTGAAGCTGTGACTACTTCAGCAGGGGTAGCTACCGTTACCACAGGTTTCGATAACGATACCATACCAGATGGATCTAAAATATTTATGACCATATCTGACCCAGACGATGCTTTGAATGAGATTTCCTGGAGCCTGGAGGGTGAATAATGTTTAAGAAATTTGTCTATACAACCCTCTGGGTGTTCTGGCTTGTCCTAACTTTTATCGTATTGCAGGGTAGCCATGTTCAGGTAATACATGTCCCTTCGGGTGGCGCTCCTCCTGCTGGTGGTACTGAGATACTCAGGCCCGTATCTGATGTATCAAAGACAGGTATAAGCACTTCTTCAGGTACATCCGATAGATGGACTATGGTCGATGAATCAGTGAGTGACGGTGATACCACTTTCATCTACGCTGAAGATAGGAACCTGTACTATCGGGCTGGCATGGAAACTACATCTTTAACCACGGAGACAATTACTAGTGTCACCCTTAAAGCTATTGTTCGCTGTGGTGTAGGCGATAGTACTGTCATGGGTATCACCACAAGGAAGATATCTACTTCAACAAGCTATTACTATATCCAGGAAACAGTAGGCTCCTCGTATACCGAGATATCCGAAACCTGGACTACCAACCCAAGCACAAGCTCAGCTTGGGTTCCAAGCGATATAGCTGGTTTCGGATTCGGTGTTTATCAGACTTCACTTGATCGGACATTTATGTCAACTCAAATTTGGCTGGAGGTTGAATATGAATAAGATCTTTAATGCGATTTTCGCAACTCTTCTTGTATTTATGCTATCTGCATATGCTTTTGGGGCACCGGATATCTCTGAGGTATCAGGGTCTATCTCTACGGGGGACTCTACCGTTATCAGTGGTTCAGATTTCGGTACTAAATCTCCCGCAGCTCCAATGCTTTTCGATAACTTCAACAGTGGATCTTCTGGCTCTTATATAATAGACTCCCCTAACTGGACTGCATACTCTGGTTCAGGTGCTACCTACTCATCCACATCTCCATACGGTGGTACTGGTTACTGCGCCCATAACTCGGTAATTGGCACTTCAGGAGAGTTCCGTACCAATTACTACACCTTCTCTGGAAAGGACGAGCTATACTATACGTACCAGAATAGGTATACCGGGACTGGTGCAGCGGCAAGGGTGTACAAGAATGGCCGGATGAACACTGGATCAAACAGGTATAGCGGGGATGGTATGCTTGCTATCTCCGATAACTATATATTCTATCGCCCAGGCAGTACCAGTGTTTACCCTGATGGGCGGCATTTTACAGTAGCCAACTTGGGTAGCAGTTCTTGGCAGAGATATGAGATGTATGGTAAATTCTCTTCTCCAGCAGGATCAACCAACGGAACTATATGGGTCCAGGTAGCGAATGAGAAGAAAACTTACTCACCTATAGTCTACAGACAGAGCGGTTATTCTTTCCAATATACGTCCATCCTTCTCGGCCTGATGATGGCCAATACCTTATCCAGTGACTACCATTACATGTATGTCGATGATGTCTATGTCGATAGTACTCAAGCCAGGGTAGAGCTGTGCTCAGGGTCCACATGGTCAAACAAAGGGCATTGCGCTATACAGATTCCTTCAGCCTGGTCCAGCACATCAATTACCATAACCGGCAACGAAGGAGCTTTAGATGATAATGCTTATCTTTATGTTATTGACAGTACAGGTTCAGTAAGCCCTGCTTACCCTGTTCTACTGGGAGAGACAGGCGAAACATACTTCACCTGCTACCTTGATGCCGATGGTGATGATTACGGAACAGGAGACAGCGAGTATGTTACAGCTTGCTCAACAGATTATTACATAGCTTCTGCTCTTATCAGTACGGCAGGGGATTGTAACGATGCGGATGCCCTTATTAACCCCAGTGCCGAAGAGATCTGCGGGAATGCTGTGGATGAGAACTGCGATACCATAGCTGAAGACTGCGGCCCTACCACCTTACTTGAGACTGTAGTTGGTCAAGGCACAACAACTATAATGGCAGGAACCACAACTATTACAGTGGACTAATAGGATGTACGAGCCAGGGCAAAAGAAGGATAGGAGGGCAATGTTTAAGGTGACCTTGAGTTTTGACAGAATCAGGAGTATCTTTAAGCATATCATAAATTTTCTTCAAAAACATTCTGGGTGACTACTATGGAAAAACTTATCAGTATTTGGGAATGGCTTAACTATAAGAAAGTAGTAATAGGGTCTTTGATGCTGCTGGTTGCTCAAGCTTTGAAGCTCCTTGAGTTTCCTGAGTATGCTGCTATTATAGAGCAGATTGCAACTATCATAAACGGTACAGGTGGTGTGGTAACCACAGTGGGCTTACTGCATAAACTTGAGAAAGTTTTCTCGAAACCAAAGATAAAGCAGTAAGGGGGTAACTCAGATGGTGACTAGAAGCGATATGGCCTGTAAGTGTGGATGTGGTTTTGATACCTTCGATTATGAGTTGAGGGATGTTATACACGGAGCTGAAGTTCACTTTGGTTTGCCAGTTACCGTTATAAGCGGATGCAGGTGCCCCAAGCATAACGCTGAAGTAAATAATAGCTCTCCCAGATCACAGCATATAAATGGAAGAGCTGCCGATATGTGTATGGCTGGCATATCAGCGCAACAACTCGGACAGTATTTCCTTGATAAGTATCCGGATAAGTTCGGTATACATGCTTATGAAAATTCAGTCCATGTAGATACAAAAAGTGGGAAAGCTAGAAGATGGTAACAAATCGCTTCTGAGAAGGAGAATATCATGGCTGAAATAGACCCTATAACTGGATTACCAACAAGCACAAGTGAGCAGGTACAAGCATTAGGAGGAGGAAAGAACGTGCAAGTGGATTCTTCCCTCAATAACTATGGCCCTGATGCTATGTCTAATTATAGTACTCCTCCTGACGACTTAGGTCGTGGAGATCTTACCGCAGCTTTGAAGGGTAGTGCTGAAGATAAGACAGCCGCTCTTATGGATGCTACTGAAGATGTCAACTCGAATCTTGCCCCTTATCAACAGCCAGGTGAATCGGAGCTTAACACTATAAAAGGGTACGATGAGTACTACGATCCCTCTATGCTTGTGTCTACTCAGCTGAGCAAGCTTATCGACCCTGAGAGTGAGTATATGAAGGCTGTAGATATTCGCTCCAGAGAAGAATCCAATAAGTATGGTGGTCTTGGATCTGCTCAGGCTATAGGAGCTGGTCGAAGGAATGCTATAGAGGCTGCTCTTCCTATCGCTCAAGGTGATGCAGATGTAAAAACTCGCTTTGGCTTGCAGGAACAAGCTGCTGCCAATGAAGTGAATAAGCTTACAGCCGAAACAGCCTTGGGTTCTGCTTTGATGGTTCAGAGAATGGCGCTGGAGAATCAACAGAAATCCCTTGATAACGCTTTCCAACTCGCTTCTTTATCTTTGGATCAAGAGGGGCAGCTTGCTCTTACCGATCTATCTGCCAGGTGGAAGATGGTCGCTGATGAAGCGAATATGAACCTTGAGGCTGCATTACAGCAGAAGCTCACTCAGCATAAGATAGATGCTGAAATGGTTGCTTCAGTCAAAAAGTCTGCTGGAGATATGATCCAGAGTTACCAGATATCCGTAGAAGAGCTTTTGAAAGATCCTGACTTCCTTCAGCTAGGGGGTTCTGCTATATCTAAAACCATCAACAATATGCTTAAGACAACGGTAGCCGGTATCCAGTTCATGGCAGATAGCTCAGGTATAAACTTGGATGACTACCTTGATGACTTCGAGAAGAATGCCCGTATGGGTGTAACGATACCGGAGCCTTAACCACAATGAGAGTAGCTAAGTATAACGATCTAAGTATTCTCCTTACCTTGGATGAGGAGGGAGAGTTTGCCGATGGTATCTACGGCTCAGTGAGATCCGGTAAGATTATCGCTATCGTAAACGATACCGACGATGCAGCTATACTATTTGATTCAGTTACTTCGGGCGTATTATCTGCTCATATAATCAGTAAGAGGTCCTTCAGGGGTAAGAAGCTGAAGGACTTCTCGTATGAAGCTGTTAGGTATATGGTCGATACTGGTTATCTCAAAAACCTTATCCTCTTTGTTAGAGATAAAGACAAGAGGTTGAAAATGTTCTTGGCGCTATTTAAATTAAAGCCTACTGTTACCGTAGGTGAATATGTTATGTACAATGTAGATAGTCAAGCTATCTTGAACTGGAGGTAATTATGGGAGCAGCAGCACCTTTTTTAATTGGATTGGGAAAAGCTATTCTGGTAGGTGCAGCTATAGGAGCCGTGGTCGGTGGCCTTGCAGCAGCTATTACCGGAGGCGATATAGGTAAAGGAATCCTCACCGGGGCCATAGGTGGCGCTGTATCCGGAGCTATCTTCTATGGTGTGACTGTCGGAATATCCGCTGTTTCCTCTGCTGGATCTGGGGTAAGCTCTGCTTCTGAAGCTACTGCTTACGGGAGCTATAGCGGTGGAGAATATGGCGGTGCAAGTGGGGCTGGCAGTGCCGGTGGTGCTGGTGGTGGAGCCGGGGGAGCTGGTGGTGGAGCCGGGGAAGGAGGGTTTTTCTCTGACTTGTGGGGTAGCATGAAAACTGAATTTTCCGGAACCTTAGGCCAACAGGCTGTATCCGGTGCTATCCAAGGAGCCACAAACATTTATGCTGTCAACAAACAAGCTGATGCTACAAGTGAGCTTCAGGATAAAGCCCATCAACAGAACCTCGAAGCCATGGCTCAGGCAAACCAGGAAGCCATGGATAGAATGAAGCTTCAAGCTGAACTTGGTTTAGGTGGCGGTGGTGGAGGTGGTGGACTCAGTCTCGAAGACCAGATTGCTCTTGCCAAGGAAGAGAGAGAAACTATCCTTGCTAAGGTCGATGCTGAGTTAAATGCTCAGAAGCAACTCAAAGAGCAAGACTTCGCTGGAATGGCTGCTTCCAGAGAAAGAGCTGCCGCTGGAGCTGGAGGTACAGTAGTAGGTGGGGGGGATTCTACTCCCCGGTTGAGATCCAGATCCCAGAAGACTATCGTGGATTTTCGAGACGATCTTCGAAACGAAAGCACAGCTCTTAGGGGTACAGCATAATGGCATCTTTCAATCCATATAGCGTAAGGGACGCTAGGGCATTAAGAGGGGCTACAAGGAATGACCCCTCTGAAGCTACAGCAGGGGGTCTAGGTCGTATCGAGAGGCAAGCTAGGATATCTCCGAGGGACAGTTACCACTACAGGGATGAGTACGGTACTTCTCTCTCAGATGAAGCTTATGGTGCTGTAAAAAAGAATGAGGAAGAATTCTCTGAATACGAAAAGAACAGGAGAGCAGAGATAGCGAAAGCTCTCGATGATCTTAAAAGCCAAAGCGCTGAAGCTAGGAATCAGCTTGATTCCTCCTATAACTCAGCTTTAGGTAAACTCCCTGGCCTCAAAGATCCAAATAGTGAGTTTAATAAGTGGAAAGGTTCATGGGTTAGGTTCGAAATCAAATCAGGTATAGGAGACTCAATAGTTATTCCTGGTGGAGATGGTGCTGAAGGGCAAGAACACCCCTTGAACTACACAAGGGAGGTGTGGGTGCCTTCAGAAGCTGCCGGTAAATATGCAGAGCATGTAAACAAAGACCCCTATACCAAAGTGGAGGGTACCACAATTACTGTGGTTGAACCGAAGATGTCTCTATTCCTTGGCCCTCAGCAATCGAAGTTTAGAGTAGAGAAATCAGCAGCAAACGCCGCTAATGTTGCAAATGCAGTCGGTACAGAAGCTTCTACTATGTGGTGGAAGAATGCTTTACCCCAGATTGAGCAGTATAATCAAAGCGTATACAGTGCGAAGGGTTCGGCAAACAAAGCCTATGACGAGCAACTGAAGAAGCTACAGAGCGAGGTAGCTGCCGCTGAAGGACAAGGCCAGGGATACCTTCAGGGTCTTGAGGCTGAGATAGAGTCCCGTAAGAAGGATCTACTTGATATACGGAAGAACTACCAGAGCAGGTTGGATAGGATAGCTCAGTCCCTTGGTATAGATAGATCCGCAGGTGGAAGTGGGGATCTTACGGTAGGTTCCGGAGAGAGAGTCAGATCCTCCTCCCCCAAGCAACCAGTCAGACAAATTGACCCTATAACGGGATCAGCATTGGCTGGTCCTATAGCTTCTCAAAGGTAAGGTGGTAACTATGGGCGCTATCGGTAAGATGCAGAAAAAAGTTGAAAAGAATAATACAGCTCTTCGAGGAGACAGGGGTACTATCGGCCTGGCTACTCAAGCTGGAGATCCAGAACAGAAAGGCAAGATCCCCCCTGGACTTCAACGTCAGATCGATGATATCACAGCCATGGCCATGCATATGATTCACTCCGACGATACGAAGCAGTCTGTGCTGAACATGCTCAAATCCCACGAAGAGCCTGAAGCTGCCATTCCTCCTACGGCAAACTACATTATGAACCGTATAGAGGCATCCGCGAACAAACGCAGAACAAAGATAGGTAACGATATTAAGCTTGCTGCTGCCCAGTATATCGTTACGGATCTAGCTATACTTGGTAAGAAAGCTGGCATATGGGAGAGCGATATAGAGTCTGAAGAGGAGTTAGGTAATGTCCTCAAAGATACCATGCAGACGTATATACGCAAGGGCCTTAAGGATAAAACAATCGACCCCATTCAGCTTCAGCAAGAAGCTGAAGGCTTACTCTCTCCTGAGCAGCGAGAGAGCGGTATATCTATGGGTCAAGAGTTTGGGGTACCTCCGGAACCAACTACTGGTATGGCTGTCAGGAGCTACGCAGATAAAGCAGTTCAAGGGGAGAGATCTAAGAACGCTGAGCTTCAAGCCAAGTTACAACAGATGCAGCAATCGCAACAACCCCAGGGACAGCAAGGTCAGCAGGGACAACCTGAGCCTCAAAAGTAAGTTAAAATCTTTATACTAAATTGACTAAATCGCTTCTGAGAAGGGAAATAAAATGGCTACTAAATATCAAGAGACTGGTGGTTGGGGTGGAATCTTCCTTTCTGGTTTAACGGCTTTGGCTGGTATAGCTACCGACAATGATTATGCGGTAGGTGCTGCTGGTGGTGCAGCTTCCCAGTACCAAGACTACTACCAGAAATTTAATGATTCTATGATCGAGGAGTCCAGAAACGAAAGACTGGCTGAAGCTCAATTCATGCGACAGAAAAACCTTGCAACCTTCACGCACGAATTAGGCGCTGAAGACAGAGAGAGAACCTATGGCTTCCAGGATAGACAAATCAAGGCTACCGAGCGGAATACTGATTCCATTATAGAGTCCCGCGAAGCTTCTATAAAGGATGCTGAGGCTGGCAGAGGCTTGCAGCAACAGCAAATCGATCTTCAAGGGGATCAACTTGATATCATGCGGCAAGGTCAGGAGTACGACAAAGATTACAAAGAAAAATCCCTTGGTATCCAATCCCAATCTTTGGGTATCCATCGGATGGAAGCAATGTCAAGAGCAAATCTTGTGAGCGCCCAGATCCAGGAGATGAAGGATCTTAAAGGGGAGAGAGCGGCAGATAGGCTCCTAAAGCAAGAGCTTAACAGTGTAGCTATGGAGCACACCAAGGCTATCACAGAAGGGCTTAACCTTTCCAACAAGGAAGCAAAGAACCTACAAGATCCAGCATACCGCAGAGAGCTTATGCGCGAAGGTGTAGATCTTCAGGTGCATCAAATGGAGCTTCTTAAGAAGTTTGAGAAAGATTTTAATAAAAGAGATATAGTCGAGCTTGAGGCTACTCTTCGAGAGAGTAATATGCCTGAGAGTTACATAAACATTATCAAAATCAGCAAGCTTACTGGTATCAACTTCCTCAGCTCTCTCACGAAAGGTAAGCCTGTCTCAGGGGAATCCTTAGAAAAGGTGTACTCCAAAGCTGTAGATCTATATAAGGATTCACAAGCTTACACAGATACTGTGGAAAATCCAGAACTTGGTGAAGCTCAAGCAATGGTTAATGCGCAAAAAGCTGGTTTTCTTGCCGCCAATCTTTTTGCTCAGCAATTCGGCCAGGCTCAAATCGATCTGTTTGAGGAGCCTAAACCAAATCAAAATCCAGGACCCAATACTCAACAGGGTTTCAATGTAAAGAATATAGCTCAGGATCTCAAAGTCGGAGCTGTAACGGTAGGAGAGTTAAAAGCATCTGCCGGTAGCGACCCAGTGAAGCTTAAGGTTATAAGAGAAGCCATGAGAATTGCCGGTATTCCTGAGCCTGGTGAGATCCCAGAAGATATGGAGGCTGTACCTTCACATCAAGCTTTAAGAGGACCCCTAGGTGTAGGGTCGCAGAGTCTGCAAGATAGAGTTCTTCAATAAAGGAGATAATTATGGCTGATATATGGGACAAGTATTCTCTCCCTATTTCTCCGGAAACACAAGGTATACAAGGTCCTTCTCAAAGCCCTGACTTAAGCTACGGCTCAAGCACAGGGCTTGACTTTGATAGCCAGTTCGCTTCCTTGTTCAACCCCAACCAGACAGGCACAGGGGAGGTACCCAAATATGCCCCTAGCCGTGGATTCTTTGCGGACATAGGCTCATCCCTGCTTAGGTCCGTTGTTGGTACTGCCAAGCTTACAGGACATGCCCTGGATCAAGCCAACATCCGCACCGGCCTTGAGGAATGGGCTGAAGAAGCCAACAAGAAGTACAGTTGGCTTCTCCCTGACAGAGAAGAAGCTTTCGACCTGGACAGTGGTGTGTATAAATCCTTCAAACAGGCAGTAGAATCCGTATCCAATACCGCTGTACCCTTAGGAGCTGGACTTGTAGCTGGTACCTACGGAGGGGCTGCTGTAGGCATAGGAGCTGGTCTTGCTGCTCTTGTAGGTCTGTTCGGTATGGGTACCTACAATGAAACATATCGCGAATCCAAAGATATCATAGGTGAAGAAACTGCAAGAAAACATGCCCTCAATACAGCTTTCTTCGAAGTATCTACTGAAGGTCTATCAGATGCAATAGCCGTTGCTTCAGGTGGGCTTCTTTCAGCTCCCGCAAAGGGATTAGCAGCTACAGCGAAAGTAAGCCTCAAGTCCATCCTCAAGATGGGGCCGAAAGACTTCGCTATAGCAGTGGGATCGAACGTAGCTGGTGAGGTAGGCGGTGAATCCCTTAACGCTTACCTTCAAACCAGTTCTGCAATCAAGCATGGCTTAGATCCTGGTGTAACTCCAAGCCAAGCTGCTATAGCTGCCGTTGGCCCTGCTCTGTGGTTATCCGGTGGTATTGCTATCGGCACTCAGAAGATAAGCCGTTCCAGGAAGAAAGCTGTAGTAGGCGCTCTTACTGAACCTGGAGTACCACAAGAAGTAAGATCCAGAGCTGCTGATATAGTTTTTAATCAACTCCAGAAAGAGGATGTTGATATAGCGAATAACTTCAAGGAGGTATCTGATTATATCATAGCAAAAGACGGCAAGTTCAACATCAACAAAGACTTCGTAGAGCAAGTACAAAGCCTACTCAGGAAGAAAAAGTCGGAGGAATCTGCTGCTGAACAAGCCCAGGATATAAGATCCTCCGCTACTGGTATTGTAACTAACGCCCTTACCATGCCTATAAACGATCCTGTAGATATCGAAGATCACTCTACAGAACCAGACCCAATGACCTATTTCCAAGAAGAGCTTGGTAAGATGTATCTTAACAACCAAGCCCTGTCTGGTATGAGTAAAGCCAAGGATGCATCCATTAAATTAGCAGAGAAGGCAGAGAAGGAGGGGAGACTAGCTGATGCTGTAAGCCTGAAAAGCTTTGGCAATAGAGTTGATACCCTAGAAGGTAAAGGGGAAACTAGACCGGACTATGGTATAGAAGAAGTTGCTACACTGAGCAACACCCCTATAATGCCGAATGTTATGGACTTGACTGCTAAAGAAATCCTGGAGTTAACTAAACCAAAATCAAGGACTGAGATTGCAGTGGAAGGGCTTGAGGGTTTTGAGCCTGGCTCCTCGGTCATGGATACTCCTCTCCCAGAAGACTTCTTTGGTAGCCCAGTGACACCAGGCCAACCAGATAAACTCATCCTCCCTAAAACCACTGTTCTCGATATTACAGAGAGCAAAGGTATGGAAGGATTTGAGCCTGGCTCCTCCCTGCTGGATTTGCCGTTCCCTGAGCCTACTTCTTCGCCTACAGCACAAACAAAGGCTGAAGCTGCCCCTGTAGCCTCAGAGGAGAAAATCGCTTCTCAGAAGCATTTAGAGCCTCAAAAGAAGACACCGGAAATAACAGATCAAAACCGGAAGAAACTTAAATCCGTACTGGCTGTTCTTAGACAGAAAGAGGAGGAGCTTGCTGAGAAGAAGGATCTCACCATTCAGGATCTCCAGGATGTAGCTCAGCTTGAGGATGAAGTAGATTCCTATCTGAACACTACTACTCAATCTCCAGGAGAAGTACACCCTGCTCTTGAAAATTGGGGAAAGGGTAAGGGCCTTAAGCTCTCTCAAGATCCCGAAAGATTCCAAGCCAGGGATACCAGCTCTGAAGAAGGAGTCGCAGGTGATGTGGTTATCGGTGAGGAAGACAGCACTACTTACATGGCTGAGCTTTTAAGTGAGGCTTCCGAGAAGTTTGGAAAGAATATCTCTGGTAGACAATTTGATAGGATTACTGCTGTTCTCTCAGACAAGAAAGAGTACGCTCCTCCTCAAGAAATGCGCAATGCTTTTAATACTGCTGCAAAGGATATCGACAGCAAGGAAGACTTGAGTGATCGTGAGAAGCAAGCTGAGAAAGCGTTGACCCTAGCTATTGTCAATGGGGATGTTAATGCCGTAAACGATATTCTTTCGCAGTACAGGGAAGGGCACCATAAAGCTGCTGCCGTGGAAGCTGCTGTAAGGATTAAGGGAGCCTTGGATAGATCTCCTGACTCTGAGCAGAAAGAGATTGTGCGTAAGAGAGCACTCGGTATTATATCCCACTTCATTCAGGGTGCTCCACAAGCAAGGAGCCTCCAGGGCGGCATCGTCGATTGGAAGAAAGCTGCTGCCAATATGTACTATGGCAAGCACAAGGATACCGGACAGGATTATCTTCTTTTACGGGAAGCTGTTGTTCCTGGTGAAAGAGGAGGCGGCTGGAGAATAAGTATCGCTGCTAAGGGCCTAGATGAGTTAACCAAACTTGAGGAGGTAACTGTTGATCAATCCCATGGTGACGAGTCCTTGGGTACCTTTGTTCGGAGGTTTAACTCTTCTGGTGGGCATAACTTGTTCACGAAGAAGAAGCTTGATGATGCACCCAAAGGCTCCTATGCAGCTCCCAAAGCTGCCTTTGCATCGAGCTTTGAAGTAAGCAAGAGTGGAGAGTGGTATATCGTACCCAGATCCGAATCCAGGTGGGGCCTTATCCGTAAGGATGACTTCGAGAACTGGCAATCCTTAAGCAAGCCTGAGCAGAATAAAGCCTGGTACAAAAAGGATGGCAGGGGTACCTTTGAGAAAAACGATATCGTGAAGATAGCTGCTGGGCTAGAGAGAGCTGAGCAAAAGACCAACCAGCAATACAGAGAAGTGCCAGAGGACCTCACAGCAAAATCTCCGACCCTAGAGAAGTTCCGGAAAGACACAAGAGATCTCTATGACGATGATGTAAAGAATAAAGAAGATGCCGAGGAGAGTCCGGTAGAGGAAGCTGACGAGTCTGCTAGAAAGATCACTAAAGATAGATCCAGGGATCTTGACAAGGCCCAAACTAGAACCAACCGGCAGAGAATCCAGGACCTAGAGGCTTTCCATAACTCAACCTCTAAGGCATTTATGAGTGGTAACTTTGGAAGGTTGGATCTCCTGAAGAATCGTGTCTTATTCAAGATATATGGGTACAAGAATCCAAGCAGAGCACCAAAGGATCTCGTATTCGATGTAGATAAGTTCGTCGTAGCTTCCGCTGGATCTTCATACCAGAAAATCGCTTCTCAGAAGCAACCTATCGATACCGAAATAAAGCGTATCGAGGATATGCAGAATAGAGTCAAGTATACCTACCAAAGGAGTTTGAAACCGGAAGAGAGGAATCAAATCAGAAAGCTCCCTTCCCTCCGAAAGCAGAGTGAGAAGTACCAAAGCAATCTGGATAACCTGGCCAGGAAAAGTCTACGCTTACTCAACACCGATAACCTTGATGTAGCCCATGGTATGCTTGGTACTATCAACTTCAAAGGGCTGAAGATCCTTGACCTGAAGACGGATATTACTGCTCAGCCTACTGCCAAGGCTCAGAGGGCTGAACAGAAGGCCGGGAAAGCTGTAGTCAATGACCTTAAGGGCATACTTCCTCCCTCCCCTGCTCAGAAAGAGAAACGTCCTATTCCGGGCAAAGTCCCTTACTCTATCGCCAGAGAGGCTAAAAAAGAAGTAGTCAATATAATAGGGCCTCTGTACAGGTTTGAAGGACAGAGCTTCTACAGAACAGACGATGGGCATGTTATCAACAAAGTAGGTAATAGATGGTTTGTAACTGATAGGGCTGGTGTTGTCCTGGAGCCAGGTTTCCCAAGCCTGGTAGCTATTAATAAAAGCGGCATCCTTAATAAGCCGCAGGTCCGAGAACCAAGCAAGGTAGTAGAGGAGTTTTCTAAGACAGACAAGTATGAGAAAGCTGTATCGGATTACTGGGATTGGCAAAGCTCCCAGGAGATCCGAAAGAAAAAACCACAGGAACTCTCTAAGGAAAAACCAAGGGAGTTCAATAACGGCTGGAGAGAAGTTACACCCAAAAGCAATATAGTTTTGTCTGCGAATGGGAAGTTGATAGCTGGTTATGTGCCTCCCCCCAAGAAGGATATGCGCTTTGTTTCCGGATACTGGGGTGTATGGGAGACTACTTTAGCCGGTACCAAAAAAGAAGGAGATCCACTAGTAAGGTTCCATAGTGCAGTCGAGCTTATGGAGGAGTTAGACGGATCGAAAGCAGATCCCAAAAAACTCAAGAGGAAATCCAAGATAAAGAAATCCAGCTCTGAGGAGGATATAGTAGATACAGGCAACACGGTATCCGAAGTAGAGGATGCTTTAGTCCGTGGCCTTGGCCAGGAAGTTGTAGACCGATGGGCCAAAATCGGAGTCCTTGAGATAGTGCCCGACATAGAGTCTGCTTCTGGTTTCGGAGAAGTAATTACTTCCGAGGATGGAACAACAGTGGGCTTCTATAACCCGGATAACGGGTATATAACCCTAATCGCTAACAGGATATTGAAGGGGCAAGAGCTTAATATATTCTTTCATGAGGGGCTGCACCATATAATGGACAATGACCCCTTCTACCAAAAAAATAAAGCTCAGGTGCTTGAGAGCTTTTCGCTTCTCAGAAGCGAAAGCGATAGCATCCGCAAAGCTTACGATATAGCTAAAAAGTTTAACCCTGATTTAGAGGGGTATCTACTTGACGAGGAGGCTTATGCCCACTTCATACAGGATTCTACCAATAGGGATCTCCCTTGGTATAGGAATACCATAGCTGCTGTAAAGAGATTTCTTATGAAGATGAAAGTTCCCTCAAACAAGTTGGGCCTCACTGAACAGGACTTTGCTGCTATGGCTATAGCTCGTATCAAGAAAGCCAGGGTATCTCAAATGAGTCAAACGAGGACTGCTGGACCTATTAAAAAATCCTCTTGGTATAAACCCAAGGGGCTTGTTAAAGGGATCAAGACATATGAAGACTTATTATTGCACACGGCTACAAGAGAGGATGCTCGAAGGAAAGGCACGAAGAGAATCATTAACGAGGAAACTACCCCAAAAAATTCAGAAGGAAAGTTCCGCTCTGAGCAAATCTATGAAGACGGTAAAAAAGGGGCATGGGAGCACTGGATCTGGAACAGCAAGGAAGACCAGTACGACAAAAACCTGATTAGCGAGGAGGAGTACAATCTCCTCAGAAGACAATTCCGCATAGAGAGAAGAGAGAATGACGTACAGTACATGCAAGAGGAGGAGGATCTTAGGGGAGCTGTCATAGAGAAAGCTACCAATACAATCAAGTCGGCTGGAGAAGCCGGTAAGTACCTGCTGAAATCCATCTCTAATTCAGTGGAGGAGATATCCAAGGATGCTTTTTCAAGGCTACGCCATTTCGAGTGGGATCTTCACCGCAGACAGAAGGATTACTCCAACCGGATAATGTCGTTCTACAAGGCTTACAGGGATATACCACCAGAGGAAGCCTTTATTCTGGACCAAGCTCTGAGGAATGGAGATACGGAAACCAGGGACGAGATCTTGGAAGAGAATGGATTTATGGAAGAGTTCCTTGAATGGGAGAAGGTGAGAGAAGAGATAGAAGCTGACGCTATTAAGTTCGGCCTCATAAGCAAGCTGGTAAAGAACCACTTCCCAAGGTCCGTAAAGATGGGCCAGGTGGATAACTATATGAAGGCTCTTGAGAAGGAGGATGCAGACGAATTTACCGCGATAGGAAACGAGATCCGGAAAGCGGAAGAAGCTGCTACCAGGTCCAACAAAACTTTAACCAAAGAGGATAAGAGGCTGCTCGTTACCAAGCTTCTGAACTCAGGGCATTTCAATTACATGCCAAAGCCTGGCTTTGTTAAGGACAGATCCATTACGTATGTAAAGCCCGAACATGCTCAGTATTACATGAACAGTGCTGATACCATGAGGAGTTATATCTTCGATATGGTCAATGCTATCGAGACTCGCAGATTTTTGGGTAACTCAGGTAGAAGAAGAGTCAGTATGATGAAAGACCTGGAGAAGATATCCAAGTACATAGAAGAGCTTACAGAGCTTAAGGACAGGCCGGAAACCTCGCCTGAAGATAAGGCTAGAGCTGAAGCGGATCTTATCGAGAAGGCTCGTAAGTATGATAATATCCAAAGCAAGCTCATCGATTTAAACTCAGATTTGGAAGAGTCCGTATCAGAGTTTGTTCTTACTGAAGTAACCGTAAACAATAACGATAGAGCAAAGGAGCTTGTGGATCTGATTAGAGCCAGGCTTACGCAGAGGGGAACAAGCGGGGTATGGGGCACCATGAGGGACATTGCTTATGCTTTCACCCTTGGAACACCACTATCAGCTATAACTCAGCTTGGTGATCTGGCTCTTAGTGCTTACTCCAACGGCGTAGGGAGAACTTTCGTTGCCATGATTGAGTCCGTACCTTCTCTTCTGTCGAAGGAGAATGCTATAACCCAGGAGTACTTTGACTTCTCTCATTCGATGACTGACTTCTCTAATAACGCCAGTGCTGCGGTACTCGATAAGCTCCTTGTTGCATCTGGCCTGAAGAAGATGGATCTATTTGGCAAGGAAGTGTTTATGAGAGCTTCTTTGAGAAAAGCGAAATCCATGAGTAAAGATGCTTTTGTGAAGGAATGGGCACCTATGTTTATGGGAGATGCTAAGAGAGCTGAAGCAGCTCATAAGGATATAAAAGCAGGGACTATGAGCGGTGATGCTCTGTTTATCCTATTCAACGGTCTGTCCCAGTGGCAACCAATCTCTTTATCCGAGTTACCACCAGGATATAACCAAGCTGGAAACCTCCGTATAGCTTACATGCTTAAGAGTTTCCACATAAAGGCTCTCAACAACATGGTTAGAGAGCTGTCTCAAGAATGGAGTAACAGCAAGATCAATGCAGTAAAGAAGTTTGCATATTTGGTAACTCTAATTTCCCTGGCCGGGGCTGGCACAGACGAGATCAAGGATTGGATACAAGGTAAAGAAGTTCCATTCAGCGATAATTTCTACGATAACTTAACGCAGATCTTCTTGATGAATCGCTTTACCTTGGAGAAAGGGATACACCAGGGCCGGTTCATATCCGGATTGGTAGAGGCTCAGCTTCCTCCTTTTAGGTACCTGGACCATTTCTTTGACGATGTAGGCAAGGCAGCTTTCGACAGAGAGAACTATAAAGCCAAGCTATGGCAGGATATACCTTTGATCGGGAGGATCACTTACTCTCATTCTAAATATGGAAGAGAGACTTACCTGGCTAACTTGAAGAAGGATATCTACTCAGATATAAGAGATAATGCCAAGAAGGGGTTAACCCTGTATACCAAGGATCTGAGGGGAAAGATAGAGGAGTACAACAGTACAGCAAGTGAACTGAAAGAAGAGAAGCTTAAGTATAAGCAGTTAAGTAACATAAGAAAGAAAGCTCTGAAGGATCTTAGGGATAGCAAATAGGCAAAAGAAAAGGGTTAAGCTGAATAAATAAGCTTAACCCTTTTCTTTTTTTCGTTCCATTTCGCTTCTCAGAAGTGATTATCGATCTAGATAATCATCTTCATATTCATTACCTATCCTACATATTTCATGGCCAAAGCCCAGGACACAGTAGCCTTCCTGCAAGCCAGGCTTGTCTTGGATATACTTTATCTTGGCCATGATTTTTCTTCCTGTATATACCAACGGTCTATGCTCCTTCTCCATCTCTTCACCGGAAAACTCAATCTCATGAAGACGCAGAATATCCTTGACTCTGAAATTTCTGTCATTTTTTCTCACTTCAAAATTCTTCACACCATCCCAAACTGCTTTGAATAAATCACTATCGCATTTTAAAATATGCATCATACTACCCTCCATTCATGATTTGGATCTGGCACAAAGCACATAGCTGGTCTGTGTATGGCACCAGATGTCTTAATCTCGTCTTCAAAATACAGCACTAACCAACCTCCATAGACCCTTGCTCTTGCTACTCTCTGGTTGTTTGTAGTTTCGAAAGCTATAGGTATCAGCTTCCTCGCTAACTCTTTCCTTTCTTCTCCCTTCTCCCTCTCCTCTTCGTTGAAGTACACCTCAAGGGATTTCTCCATTCCGTCTACCTGAGCAACAGCCTTAAGTAATTGGGTGGCTAATTCCCTGGCTTGCTTAGCTGAAAGATCAATACTGCCTTGACTCACAGTTCCATGGTTGTATCTATCAGTCTCTTGTAGGCCTTCATGGCATAGCGTTTTCGTACCGTCTAACTCAATTATTATATCGGGGCCTTGGCCCCAGGTGCAATCTACCTTCATTTCGCAGTCCTCCTCGCGTTATCCTCTATGTACATAATGGTTCTCAGAAGCAATTTCTTCATACTATCTGAGTAACCGAATCTTTTCTGGTTGAAGTCAAGGCTCTTAAGTATGTTGCCGAACCTATGCCTTTCGGTAGACGCTTTCCAATCCACTATCATCTCCAGCAGATCAAAGAGATTCATCCCATCCATGCCTTCCTTGAAGTGCTCTGGGTGGTGTCTGTTATTAAGATAGTGGTGTTCTATAGCAGATATTATCTTGTGGTGGTTCTCTCTGTATTCATGGGAACCATAACTGATATTGTCAAGCTTTGAAGCAGTTTCGAATACTTCTGCTTCGGGAGATTGGAGCTTTGTTTTATCGTGGCACTCAGCTCTTTCTACTAAGATATCAACACATACACTTATGTAGGATTTTACAGCTTCTATGTGTTGCATCGTATCGAGTCTGCCTTCCATGCAGCACCCCCTTTTTTTTACTTTGTTACTTTTGCTCTTAATCAGGTTCCAGCATTACGAATCTTTTTCTAAAGGTTAATGATATGATACCCCTCTCTTCACTCAAAGTGTGCTGCATAGGGAAGAAGTCTATGGCTACTTTGTCTCCAGATACCACCATTTCGTGCACACCGTCTTTCTTTCTCGCATAGACCACGCTTACAGGACCCTTCAGCTTCGCCATTAAATTGTACTTCAACTCAAGTATTCGCTCTGTGCATTCTCGCTTAACCGCTGCCATTGCCAGCTTTCCACCATCACGAACCAATCCTTCAGCTTCAATACTACTTAGGAGTCTTTTGTACTCAAACGTCCTTTCTTTTTCCACAGCTACCTCCTGCTGATAATATAATCAAATTATTGGTTGACACAATAAGGGTGAATATTTATACTGTACCTATCCTTCGTTGTTGCCCATGTCCTACCTCACCGAGAAGCAGGGGGAGTTTCGGCTCCCTCTGCTTTTTCTTTACACGTTACCCCCCTTTAGTTGTAATCCTCAGCTTCTTTGTCTCTGAGTCGCCCCACCACTTTTTAGGTGTAACTGAGAACACTAATAGAAATAAAGCTACCAAGAAAAACAGCATAGCTACCAGGACATCAAGCACATAATATACTCCGAGAGCTGGATCGAGTAGACTATCAAGGTAAAACAAGATTTTCCTGGTTATAATAAAAGACGCAAACATCATTACAAACCCCATAACTAAACTGCATAATCTACTCAGTATATCGAATACTATAGGGTGCCTCATACAACCTCCTACTTCTTCTTCTTTTTTTTCATAGGAGTACTCTTCTTATAGAATACCCGCATATTGCAGTCATCCCCTGCTGCATGATAGAACCTGGAAAACCTCACCATTCCATGTCTCAACTTACATGCGTTAGCTGACCTCTGTAGTGTGCTGGCTATATTACTCCAGCTCTTACCTTGTGCTACTAATCTCTCCAATGTTTTGACTTCTTTTTTCATCCAGCCTGTGTTCTGGCGGGATAGTTTATCGCCTTTCATAACAACCTCCTGCCTGGAATTAAAGCTCTTTTTAATCAGCGTTAACGTAGCTGAGGAGAATACCTTCTCTGAGATCACGGTTTCCGCAGTTGTGTGACACATAGAATGTATCGTCACTGAGATCCAGTTGGATCTGGATCTCGTACTCATCAAGCTTGTTGATCTCGGATTCATCGTTACCCCCACCAACTTGTGACCTCAAGAACTCCCTGACAAAATCTTTGGTGTCCTCAACATTTGTATCTGAGTCATCATACGTACTCTTGTTAAGATTGTACTTGAGATTTAAATGTAGCATTTAATGTCCTCCGTTTTATTGCTTCTCAGAAGCGATTTCTTTTTCTTTCTTATACTGCTCCCTTGTCTTCCCGAAATGCTTCTCAGCACAAGCGGGACAAAACCAGAAGGAGCAATACAGACACTTGTAAGCATACATTAAGGGAGTTCTCCTCCCGCATTTCTTGTGCCCCTTACCACTGGTTCTGCCAGGGTGAGTACCTTGGCAGGTTATGTACGCTGTATACTCGCCATTAACTACGGACTCTTCTCGCAGCTTATGTACTTCTCTGACTTGAACTTCGTACCTCTTGAGAACTGTCTCCAATGTCACCTTATACCCCATGGTATCCTTTAAGCAAGCCCCTGCATTCCACAGGGGCTTGTCTTTATTACCAAGTGTTGAAGGTATCGTTACCCTCTTTGAGTTTTTCCTCCAGCACTATAATAGCTGCTGCTAGGAAGACTATAGCTCCCTTCAGCTCCTTTAGGGCGAAATCCGTATTTCTCATATTAACAGATTCCAGTATCTTCTTAGATGCCTGACCTAATGGAAACGCTAATCCAAGATCCCTAGTAAGCTGACATATAGGTTGTGACTCAAAAGACTTGTCGTTGGCATGGCGCTCTTTACCTTTGCCGGTAGCAGCTTGATCGAAAGCACTCATTAAAGTCAGATACAAGCTTTTGTATTTCGGGTCGATCCCCTCGGTTATGTGCTGGCCCCCTACATCTGTAACTCTTACTTCTCTTTCCATACCTTGACTCTCCTGTGGTTAATCATGAACTCGATGAACTCAGCTCCAAGATTAGGGTTACTGATTACAGCTCCTACCTTGAGGGTCAGCTCTTCCCTGGCATTGACAGCTGATATGGGTATCTGAGTTTCTATATGAGGGGTATCGTAGGTTTCCAGGATTACCATTACATTCGCTTCATCCGGAAGATTCCTATTCTTCAACCCATTCCTCCAGATAACGAGCTGGCCTTTTTGCATCCTTGGGTCCATCTTTGCTGGCCCAAGATTCCTATAGAGCTGGCGAAGGATCTGGTAAACTGGAGTACCCCCTTCATCCTCATGCATCTCATCCATCTTTACCGCTTTGGAAAGCTTCTTCTTTACCCCGGCAGGAACTTTCCTGTTCTGGAACCTACCTATTAATTCCTCCACCTCTTTACTTACTTTGGTATTTCCGGTGCTTTCTCCTGCATCCTGGTCGCCGACAACTCCTGTGTCAGCCTCAGAGTTTTCCGGAACTTTATCCTCCTCCACATTAGGGACAGGCCCCATATCCTCCATGTCCACAGGATTCTTTCTATCTTCTTTTTGCATATGATAACCTCCGTATCTTTTTCGGTTTTCTCTGTATTGATAAGTAGAATGAGGTAGGAACGCATCTTGTTATCCAGCTCCTCTACCCCATTTAGTTTCTCTATATCCGCCCTTATTGAATTGAGAGAGGATTGATAAAGGCCCCTGATTAAAAAATCCTGTGTCAATCCCCAGGTATAATCTTTTCTCTCTACCAAATACAGCTTTATAATAGGGTCCTTTATCATCTCTTCACTCTCTTAATCCTGGTTTTTGGGCTGTAGTAAGTAGGATCTATTCCTGAGTCCAGGAACAGATCCTCCAAAGCTTTGGTAAGATTTCCGCCCCTCGGTAGATCCGGAACTTTCTTCCTGGTGTTAACCTTGTGCCACTGCAACATCTTCAGGTAACTACTTTTAGTTACCCTCATGGGCATAGGTCTTTCGTTAGGGTGAATGTAGGGGTAGGGTTCCTTTGCAAGGTAAGTGGAAATGTTTGCCAGTATAGAGGGGAGAGAGCTTATCGGTATCTTGAACCTTCTACAGTAGTTCTCGATCTTACCAAGATAAGAATTGCACTCCCTACAGAGCACACCCCTTACTTTCCCTGACCCTCCTATTCTTTTAACATGCTCATGATCTAAACATGGTT